TGCGGCAATGGCTAAACCACCAGACCTGGCATCTCTGAGATCGGCATCTCTGAGATCAGCACGTCTGAGATCGGCACCTATGGCGATAGCTTCGAGTAATGCCTGGCGAGTCGGCTGGTCCGATTCGTAGATAATCTCGCCGTTATTCTTGTATATGCTCATGATTCTTCTTTCTCGCCCGTCGCGGGCAGGTTGGCTAAATCTTCGATGTCGATTCCAAGCAAAACGGCCGTCCTCTTGGACTTCATCGTCTGCGTCACTCATGCCATTACCTCCTGGCAGATCCGTTCATTGTGGTGATTACTCACGACCCGTCTCGCTCGTTGTCGATGATTCTGAGAGGCCCGCGAGCGTCGCCGCGTGTCGCAGCCAATCGGGATGAATGTCGTCCCTTAATCCTGTGCGACCTTGTTCGCTTATATGAGCGTTTATATCGTCCGTCGTTGCGAACCCTTGCTTCCTCGCAAGGCTCGTCATGAAGTCGCGAACGTAATACACAACGAGATTTGCAGCAACGCGTCGATAGGCGTCTCTCTCTTTCGTCATGAGATTTAACGCCGCCTCGGACTTCGCGAGCGCGTCGTCGAGAGTCGTATCAAGTTCGACGTATGCCGCTCCGTCGTTTTCGACGACGTGCGCGATGACTTCGAAGTCCCCAGTCGCCGAGATCATCGACTGACCGGTGAACGTCCAAGGCTCGCCCGGCTTCGCTTGATAAATCGGGAAATACAATTTCGGCGGTAGAGCCGGGAAACCTGGCTTGCTCATTGCTCAACGTTCCTCGCTTGCTGACGTGTTATGAGTTCAATTTCGTTCGACGGGACAATGCCCCCGAAACGCTTGCGGCGCTGCCTGCCGCAGAAGTTTCTTGCTCTTCCGCCGCATGTCGGCGGCGACGTCTTCGGCTCGTTCCCGCTCGAATATGACGGCGACTTTCCAGCCTGCCGTTAGACTCAGTAACGCGGTGGCACACAAGGCGAGATAAACGTAGGCGATAGGCACGTATGATCTCCTTTCGTAGTGCTTGCAACGCTTCGACTCGGGGTCGAGCCAGAGGCACGGGCCGACGATGCCTCTGGCTCGTGTGACGTGCGTTCGGATCAATCCCAGCGATAACCGGGCGTCATTTCGTACGCGTGCCATTCGCTCATCTTGCGAACGTTGCTACGAATGTCTTCCATCGTTTCCGCTAGCTCGTCGAACGAATCGGCGAGCATCACGACTGCGTTCGCGAGGTTGGTAATCTGCTCGGATTGAATGCGAATGACGTCGAGCGTTGTCGCGTCTTGCCTCGTCCACGTTTTTCTAAGGCGACGATTGGCCGAGGCAATCGCATTTTTCAAACCTTTGAATGATCGCATTAGTTGCTCGTGTTAATGTGTCGATGCGTAGGAAAGACTCGCCGCCGCCGTGAGTGACACCAATCCATGACGACGGCGACGAGCTTGTGACGTTTCCTTCCGCCGAGTCGAGCGACCGCCTCGACGCAAGTCCGGGACGTCACGCCCGTGGCTCGTTATTCGCAGTTGTCCGACGACTTCCAGGTGGCGATGAAAGTTCCGTCGAGTCGCTTATTGCACGCGAACGAATGGAAACCGTAGCCCGCGGGGTGATAGCCGAGCTTCTGTTGCTCCTCGCCCGCGAGATCTATGTCGGGCATCTCGCTCGTGATCATCTCGTAGTAGATGTCGCCGCTGCGTGAACGTCCTCGTGGCCCGTTGTGTTGCGATATGCGGGACGAGATCACGATGCTCGCAGGCCTTGCCTGGGGCGCTTCTGGCGTCATTATTGGCGACGACGTGTCGTCGAACGGGTCGACGTCGGGTTGCGTTGTCGTCGGTGCCGGCGTTGCTGGAACGACGGGTGGCGATGGATCGCCCATTCTCACCGAGGTTCGTTTCTTCGGCGTCTTGCTCGACGCGTCGAGCGATGGGTAAAGCGATGCAAGATTCCCGTCGTTGTCGCGAATCGAAACGAGAGACCCTTCCTCAATGACGAGCCCGACGCCGTCCGTTGCTGGGTCGTCGATCGCTCTTTCCATGATGATCTGATAATCGTTCGTCTCTGCCCAAGTCGTGATGATCGCTAGCGAGGCCTTCGTGATCATCGGCGTGTCGCGTACGAATAGCGTCCGCAGTTGCGGATTGAGTGCGGCGGCCATCGCGAGACTCACTCGCAGACGTTCGACTTGCGACGCCTGGTCGAGCGGCACTCCCTTGTAATTCACGCCCTCGCCGCTGATGCCGAGATCCGGAATCGGAAGGTTCGCGGTTGCGAGTTTGAAGTTTTTCTCGCCGTCGATTTTCGCGATGATTTCAGAAAAGTTCGCGGCCTCTTTTTCATATCGCTTGCACTCCTCGTCGATCGTTCGCCTTGACGTTTGCGCGTCGATCGCTGCGTTGATCGTTTCGGCGTTGCTCAACTGCGCTTCAAGCAAGTCGGTTGATTGTTCCTCCAGGGCCTTGCATATCGTGTTTTGGCTTCGTCCGTCCGCTTCGATTTGTGCGAACTTTTTGCGAGCGTTTGCGAGTTCGTATTCGAGACGCTCAACCTCCTTTTTTGCGGTGTCGTAATCAGCCCGAAGCGTTCGCAGCCTTTCGCGTTGGTTCGCATTATCGCGGTTCCTGTCCTTGGCGTTGTTGATTAGCTCAATCAATTTCAAAGTCGAAACGCGTTCACTCGCAACGTTCGGATCGAATGCGATCGCATCCCGTCTCGCTTCCGCGGCCTTCAACAGCTTATTGACATCTGTCCGCTTCTCAAATATGTCCTTCCGTCGTTTGTCAAGCTCGGTGAAGTCAAGGCCCGTGACCGCTCGAAATTGCTCGGCCTGTTGCTTTGCGTCCATCGCATAAAACGCGACCGGATCAAACGAAAGCTTTCCGACAAGCTCGTTGAGAATCTGCTGCGGACGTCGCGAGATCGTACGACCGTCCGCGCCTCGGACGGTTAAGGTCGAAAGGATCTCGACATCTCCGTCGCGTTCCTCCGTCTTCCACGTCCGAGTGACTTCGTATTCGCCGAGCGTTATGCTTGCCGACGCGCTGTTCGACCCGCGACGTATCGGATGAGTCGGCGACAATTTCTCGCCTCCGATCGTCGCAATGATTCCGTCTATCACTGACGACTTACCCGCACCGTTCGGGCCCGTGACTTGTACCACGGACCCGAGATGATCAATCGTCGCATCCACGATTGAGATTTTCTTAAAATCGCGTATGCGAAACGCTTTGACCTTCATTTCCTTAGGCTCCTATCGGGGTTCGGAGTAGACTGAAATCGAGCGGCGTTTATTTCGTCGCGAACGTAACGACGTCTTCAATGTCGAGCAATCGCGACGCATTCAACTCTTGTTGCAACGAGTAGAATCGATGTTTGCCGTTTGCCTTTCTGGTGATCACTTTGCAATCGAGTAGTACCGCAAGGTGGGGATGTACCTTTCGATTTGTAACGTACTTCGAAAGGACCTCCGATGACGCGTCGCCGAACGTTTTCAGATGCCAGACGATCGACAACCGCTCGGGCTTGGCAAGGGCTGCGAGCCATTTCGCGAGCAATTCCAGCTTTTCGATTTGCATTGATTTGCTCAAACGTTCCCTCCCTCTGCCTTCGGCGGTACCCAATCGTGCGGGAAATATTCATCAACCTCAATCTTGCATTCTCGCCACGCTTGCAACGTGTCGAGAATCTTCTCCTCGATCTCGTTCGCTCCCTCGGTTGATACACCTTTGAGGTCGTCGAGCCTCATCGACGTCGCCCGATAATCCTCGATCTGTCCGAGCGATAGGAAATTGCTGTTCCGTAGCGCGGTATAGTGCCGAGGATTGAGCCCGATTGCATCGAGCCGAATTCGTCGCCACGTGTCGGGGTCGGAAGCTAGTTCGACCGTCTCGCCTACAACGCCGATGACGTCCGCTTCGCTTGTCGATTCGTTCGACGTCGTTGCGTCGCTCATCAACCCAGCGGCTGGCGAGTCGTCGTCGTTATCGTCGTCGTCGTGCTTGGGGTGAGTTGCAAGGCTTGCTGACTGCGCGAGGATTGGTCGATCGCTGCCATGAATTATTTCGTGCAGTAAATTCTCCTCGTCACTGAGCGCGGCCTTCGCTGTTTTGCTTGCTTTACTTTGAATCACCGATCTTGCTCGCGCGTCCTCAACGACTTTCTGTTGCTCTCGAATCTCGTTGAGCCAATCGATTTGATTCTGCGTGTTTTTGTCGATCGTCGGAACATGCTTGACGCTCGCCTTAGGTTTCGTGTTGGGATCGCTCGCGGTCACAATTGCAAGCGGGTCGACCTGGGACGCGTCGCTCGGGGTCGTCGCTTCAGTCGCGGCGACGACTGCCGACTCGGGTTCGGGTTCGGGTTCGCGTTTTTTCTTGCGTGATTTCTTCGGCGGCTTGCTCGCCGCTTCGTTTGTCGATTCGCTTGCGTTGTCGCTTTCTGATTTGCTCGGCTCGTCGCCGCTCTCAGGTTCATCGTCAAATGGATCCCGCTTAGCCATAATCGCTCCTCGTGTTGAAAAATGATATCGGCGACGCGTTATCGTTTTCCTACCTTACGCTATCCGAGAACCTATTGCTACCGCCTATCGAACAATTCTCGCGAGTAAATACTACGGCGTTATTTCGTGATCTTCGAGCGGAATTACAACCGACGAGGCGAGACGTTTGCGGCGTTCGTCCGCGTTGCGCTGCGAGTGTTCGTACTCATCACACTCGCGTGGCGTGAGGTATCGACCGAATTCGGTTCGCGATGATTGAGCAAGCGAGGCGGGTGGGTCACGGAAGTCGAAAGTCGCGTGGTCCTTCGTGCCGTCCCATAGCTCAACTATCATTTGTAAATCATGATAATCAACGATATTCGTAAATCTGTTAACGTGGCGATTCGATCGCCATCGCCCGTAAGCGCATCGGCAAAACAGTGCGACGTTCAAGCATAGTGGGAAGTCGTTATTAAGTTTGAATCGGCGAATTGCGAACCCCGACGGCAAGCGTGTTATCGCGTTTTGACATTCGGGACAACCGAACGACTTATCGGAATGGATCAACTCCTCGCCGCTGAGATTGTCACGCGATGTCGCTCCGAGCTTTGCTCGTTCAACTCGCTTGCGTTCGAAGTATCGTTCCCGAACCTCGGCGACGGTGTTGTCGGGATAAATGCGAGTTTTTGAAACCTGGATTTGTCGACTAATGGCTTCCGCTGTTTTTTCGTCGAGATGGATCACCTCGAATTCGTCGATCCAACCTTGATAATATATCACCGCGTTTGCGTCCTCGACTGTCACCCAATCCTTGTGCCGATTGATTGATTGGTGAAATGCGATCCAGTTCCAAAACCAATCAACCACGCCCTTCGGTTTTGCCCAACGTGATGGCGTTGCGTCGTCGCTCATTTGATTCCGCCTTTCAAACTCTCCGCGTATTCCCGTGAGCGTTTCTTCGCCGCCTCGATTGCGGACGCTTGCGTTGCTACGGTCGCCGCTGCTTTGCGTTCTCGCACTTCCGCTTGCTCGTTCGCAGGCAACGACACGAGCCAAAGCAATTCCTCGTCGGCGAAATCTTTCGCGGTCGGACCGCCCGCCGTGAGCATATTTTTCAACATGCCTTTGAAATAGGCCGAGGTTTGTTTTTCTCGCGATTGCTCGCTCAATCGCATGACTGCGACACGATACCAAAGCGGGTCGAGTCGAAGGAAATTTTCGCGGACGATTTTTACGATATCATCCCGAAGCGGTAGCAACGTCTCGGCAAGTGAACACGCCTTGCGAATTGCTTCGAGTCGTTCGGATCCAATTGCGTTGGGCGATCGCTCCGAAGCACCGAGCGGATATATATTTTTCTTTCGTTCTTTCGTATCTAAATCGAAATCTAATTCGCGGGCGCGTTCTATATTGTGTGGGGGTATCGCATTTTCGCGAGGGGGGGTATCGCATTTTCGCGAGGGGGGGTATCGCATTTTCGCGAGGGGGGGTATCGCATTTTCGCGAGGGGGGGTATCGCATTTTCGCGAGGGGCTGGCGGCATGAGTCGTTCCGGCAGCGACCACCAACGGGATAAGCTCGCGAGTTGCCGAGTCCGTCGACCGATATGAGATCGTCAACCATTTGAGATCAACAAGCTCACTCAATATAGCGCTGATTCGCGACGAGTGACGCCCACCAATTAGGTCGCCGAGTTGAGCGTTTGACAGCACGCAAACGCCGTCGGTAAACGACGTGGCAATCACAATCGAATAAAGTAATTTAGCCCGATCGCTTGCCTCCTCGTTGCGAAGGATCGACAAGGGAACGATTGCGAATCGATAATGATCCGGGAGTTGATTGTCTCGCCGCATTTTTTCCTCGTTGTGTCTTCGGGGGATGGCGGGCTCGTGGATGCGAGCCCGCGCATCATAACGAAATGCGTGCGGGTAGTTAAACCTGTGTCTGCGGCGACATGGCGAGATAAGGCATCTCAAGCTCGTCGACCGACATTCGACCGTCGAGGATTGCGACAAGCTCGGCCTTGATCGCTAGCTTGTCTTTCGACGGTGCCGTCGAATCGCGCAATTGAATCATGAGTCCCTGAATGATACGCGTTGGAAGCGTCGCCATTAAACCCCAGGCGATATTAACCGCCCGAAGTTGTCGCTCGATTTTATTTGTCGCGACCGAATATCGCGACAACAAGCGAACAACATCGGCGTTGAGCGGGCAGAGAATCATATATCGAAATCGCTCGCCGTCGATCTTGCCGGCGAGGTGTTTGAACACCTCAGGAATTGATTGAGCGACCAACTCGTGGGCAGGATGATTGAGCGGGATGACTTTGCCGAGTTGTCGCAACAATCTCGCCGCATATCTCCAAGCGAACATATCGGCGTGGAAACGATCCTCAATCGTATATTTAAGCATATCAATTGATTCGATCGCTCCGAATAAATTGATGGCTTGCTGCATGGTGAACGGTTCGTCCAGCGGCAACAATTCAAGACGCCCGAATTCGTTTCGTAGCCTCACACGACCGGCTATGCACATGTGAGGTTCTGCGAGCCGAAGGCACGTTGAAAAATTCCATTTCTGCGGCATCTCAGTTGCTCCCTTCGTTGATCTTGGATTCGAGATGAGCAAGGCAACGCTTCATATCAGCGCGTGACCAGTCTTTAATCTGACCTTCGATTTTGTTTTTCTTCGCCCATCCCGTTGCGATGGAAACGGCTTTGATGTCGTATTCCTTTTCGATGTCCTGCAGGAAGCCCCAGAACCCGCCCTTCGGACGTTCGGGTAAGTCGAGCCGCACGCATCCGCCTTCGCCTCGCGGTCGATCGTCCCTACGATCGTCTCGCTCGTCGTCTCGCTCGCGGCTGCGATCGTCGCGGCGATTCTCCCGTCTGTCGTCGCGGCGATCGTCTTGACGCTCTTGTTGGCTCGTCGCAGCGGGTCGTGCCCCGTTCATGAGTGACGGGAAACAATTCGGCGTGAGATAGTCGCCGACACCGAATTCGTAGGCCGCAGCCGCGAACGACTCGTCCGGGGTCGATCCCATTCCGCATCGAGCGACTTGAATCGATGCCGGGTACAATTCGAGCGATGGGAGATGCAAAGTTAACGCCGTCGTGAAAATACCGTACGAATGGAAAATGTTGAACGAATACCGAAGAGGCCCGAGCGTGTAATCGAGCCGATCCCGAATCGCGGAAGATTTGACTCGTCGCCTCGTTGCGTCGGTGTCGTCAATTTCCTCTGGGCCGAATTTCTTTCGTAGCGTTTCGTAGATATGTTGATGCGCGTCGATCAGGCCGCTGTTGTCGTCGCTGTTCATGATTTCTCGATTCTCGTGCATGAATGAATGATAAACGGGGGAACAACCGAAGCTCGGAGCGATGTTATCGGGGTAACGCCGCCGCATGGAAGTCGGCATGCTTTGCGTCGTACACTTTCAGGAGACGCCTGATCTGCTCTTGGCCATCCGCATCGAGCATGTAGATCGATCCGAATCGGCGGGGCTTGATTCCCGCCATGATAAGCAGCGTGACAAGCACGACCGCGTTGCGCTGCGTCGGCGGGTTCTTGGCGTTCTCGCAAGCAATAAATTGTTTCAGCGTCATCAGATCGAATTCGTTCCGTTGTGGAGCCTTCTTGACCGCTTGCATTGTTTGCCCTTTTTGGTTTCGCGATTTTCGTCGATCGAATAACGCAAACGATCAACGTGATCAATAATAGCGACTCGTTAGAGATTTGAAATACTTCGCGACCGAATTTTGTCGAGTAAAAAACGCTGCTATATCTTGTCGATTATCGACGCGCATAAGAAAACGGCGACCCCGTGAGGAATCGCCGTCGTCGTTTGTGCCACTTGTTTATCTGTAACGATTGTTGATCAATAATGGGCAAGTCACCCTGATAGCTCGGTATTACTAGGCCACGGACGGCCCACGGGCTTGCACCGATCCGGCAAGAGGATCTTGTGCGATTTCGCGACGATCGCAACGCAGTGAGCGACAAGGGCGGCGTCCCCCTTGCCGATCTTGGCCCCCCTGGATTCGAGGGCGGCGCGAAGATCGGCGAGAGCGGCACGCCATGCGGGGGATGACTGGACGGCTAGGCTCGGGAGTTTAGGCATGTGTTGTCACTTGGGGGCGAGTGCTTTGTTTGTGTGTTCGACGCCGAAAAGCTTGTCCGCTATGTTTCGCAAGAGCCAGCCTTTGCGGCTCAACTTTTGACCGCGTTCGGTTTCTTCGGCTGTCAACGGGCTGCCTTTGATTTCGGCGAGCCGTCGGAAAAACGTATCAGTGGATACCGAAGGAATGGCTAGGCCTTCCCATTCGCCGTTTTCATTCAGCACTGGGATACCTTCGTAAGTTCCGTCCATAACTGGGTCGATCATCGTCTGCCCCCGTTCGTGCGTGTGTGGGAATGTGAAGGGAAGTAAGGCCCCGCCGAAGCGGGGCGGGTAGCGGTTAATTTGTTAAGCCAGGGCGATTTCGGCAAGATATGCCGATTTTACGAGCGACTTGGCTCGGCCCCAGTCGTCCGACTCCGAATCGTATCCGTGCTCATTAAGCAGCGATTCGAGCCGATCGGCGTACTGTGGGGCTAGGCCCGTCCACTCACGCGGAAGGTCTTCGCCCAGCACGTCTCGGACGATTTCGGATGCGATCTCGGATGCTATTTCTTCGATCGTCTTTTCTGGCTCCGGGTCCAGGTGAATGTCCAGAGCCTCCATTGCCTCGTCTCTCGTCAGGCCTCCGCAGCCATCGCGCTGATCGACTTCGATAGACGCGATGGTCTCTGACCGCGTTGCGCGGTGGGTGAAAAAGTACCCCCCGCCATCTCCTGATACATAACCGAAAGTCCGGCCTTCGGCGTCTTGGCCCTGATTCATGTCAATCGTTGCCATTGTCAGCCCCCGTTCGTGTGGTTGGTGTTCCTCGTCTCGACAATCTAACTATACCAGTATTAAATCAGAAGTAAATAGGGCTGTAATTATTTTCTTGGATTTTTTTTTGGCGGCCTGTTTCGAAACAAAAAAAAGCCCGCCATCCAATCAAGGACAGACGGGCTGAATAGATCATCGCTCATCTCGCGAGCTAACGCAGTTTTGGCAATCTGATAATTGCACGATTATATTATCTTTCGTGCATATGGCGGGCTTACTCAGACAGTTGCAATTTGTCTCCCGGTGGGGGCAAGCGATGATTGCGGAGGCGAATTTCGGCAACGTTCTTTCGCCACGTGTCGTTTCAAAAGTTGCCGGGTCGATCGTTGCGAGCGTCGATCTATACTCTGGGTCGTCGCACAAATGCGGGGCAATCTCGCCCAGGCATTCGCGATTGAGCGACGGACAGGAATTGCATTTCATGCGGTGATGATTACCTTGCACACCGGATTGCCGCCTTGATAAATTGTTCCGTTCGACAAAAGGAACGGCGAGCAAACGTTGCCGACGAGCCCGATTGTCCATTGGTAATCCGACGAATCGCGAAACGCGGTCGTTACTGTCGATGGGAGAAACAATCGCGAGAGTGTGAACGATACGCCATCGCACCCGAGAATATATCGATATGACAACGACGAAAAGTCGTCAACAAAAGCATCGGACGAAAGGAAACAATTCGGCCCAATTTCGAAGTCTGAAAATTCGGGCGGCGTCGCTCCCCATTCCAAAGTGCATGCCTTGAAAATGTTCTGGCATGGTCCGCTTACGGCGACGTGTAACGTTGCTGGGATATCGCGGCACACGCATCCAGGAATCGACGGATGAGGTCCAGTCCTTCCGATTCCTTTTCGCTTCGTTGCAACCCATCGCGAGCCGACGCCGTGCGCAATCGCGAGGTCGCCGACGTTCGGTTGCTTGTCGCCGAGGAACGCAACGACGAGCGTCCTCGTGCCGACGTTCAAAGCCGGCTCGGCTCCTTCGCGTTCGGCGACGTCGAACGTGATGGGATGCGTTGCATAGTATCGGGGTGTGCCGACACCCATTGAACCCGCATTGAATACTTGCACAATCTCAGCCCGTGACGACGAGCTCCGCGAACGAAATCGCGCAAGCTCGTTGACAAGTGCCGCGACTCGTTCGATACGTAATCGTGTCGTTATGATTTCATCCATACTGAAACACCAACCTTGCACCTATCGCGAAATACTCAACGGGTTGACCAATCGCGGGAATGCCGTTGCCGATGTTGAGCGCGAAAACGATTGCACTGCCTGGGGACGTCGTGACGTCTCGCCCTTCCTTTTCCTCTCCGCCAACGTCGCAAGGGTGCAGCGCGTAAACGGCCCGAGCGGTGGTCGGGTATGTCGTTTGCGCGAACGTGATGCCGACTCGAATCGGGTTGCCGCTCGACGACGATCCGAACCGGGCGAGGCCCAAGCATTGAGCCTCGATCCTCGCAAGCTGTTCACGCATTCTTATTAGCTCGTCGTCAACGCCCATGGGAACCCTCTTTTCCGACTCGTCGATCGCTGAGATGAATCGTCGTTTTCGGCGTTTGAAAATCCCATTCAATACCAACGACACGAGGATAGGACGGAACCTCGTTACCGATCGACGGTGCAAACGATAACGCGCGGCCTTCAATCGATTTTATCCGATCGCCGAGCTTATACGCCTGCGAGATGTACGGGAAAGAAATCGGCCCAGAATAGGGCGGGGTCTCGGTCGCAAAGCGATGCGTTGACGCATCGGCGAGCGAGTCGGCCTCATAATCATCGGCGTTGACGTCGGCCGCGGCGACGCCCAACGCATCGGCGGCGGCAACGTTATATTCTCCGCGTTTGGAAACGATAATCGGCTTGTAACGATGCTTTGAATCGAGCACTCGCGAGATCACAAAATTAGACGGCGACGACGGTCGTCGGTCCGCGACCTGTTCGCGAATATCATCGCCCTCAATAATCGTGGTAAGGGCAAAGTAAAAGGCCTTAGCAGGATCGTTTAACCATTCGACGATCGACATCACGCCCGATCGATCAAGGTCCTTGTGATCGCCGAACGAAAACGCGCTCGGATCGTCGCAATCGAGCAAGACCGCCAGGCGATCGTCATCGATTCGCCAGTCCCCCTTGATTGCGTGAAACAACGACAAGTCCGTTGATCCATCCCATACCCCAGGTACCGTTCCGCTGTAATCTGTTTTCCTAATCCATGATAATCGGGCATCATTTTTTTCCCGAGTAGAATCGAGTGATCGCACCTTGCGCTTGCCCGTTCGATATCGCTGGACGAATTGTCCTTTGCCGTCCTTTCCACCGAGTAGATCCTTGAGCGCGGGCGGTGTCGTTTCCCACTCAGCGGTCGACAAGTTCCAGTGCCCTTCTCCAAGCTCATCAAGCCCAAACCATCGATACATTTTGCGAACGGCGTCGAATCCTGGGGCCGATGTTTTATAGATCGTTAAATCATCGACGTCGCCCGCTGCTATTCGAAATAACGGGGCGAGAATAAAGGTGGCCTCGTATTGAGTCAACGCAGGCAACGACGTATAGGCGTTCACAATCATCGACGCGTCGAACGCAATTTTGAGGTCGCTCGTCGCAGCGGTCGAAAGGTCAAGCGATTTCTCGCCTCGTTTCGGAAGTGCTATCGACTTTTCGTCGGTCGACGTTGACTCGTTCGTGCGAACGATGTCGAGGATCCAAGTTGGGAACGATTCGTCGTCCGCTTCCAATCGCCAAATTATCGTATACCCATGAGGCGAGATGAGATCGAAAATTGCCTCGGCAAGCGGTTTATACGAGGCGTCATAATCGGGAGTGGTTATCGCTACCTTTTTATAGGTTGACGCGTCGGCTGGATCGATGATTGCGTTGCCGTTTGTTGGCTCCCACGCGTCAAGGAGTATTTGCGTGATCACAAGATCAGGATTTTGTACATACGTTTCGTCGTTGTGCCACACGAGGAGATAAACGACCGATCGACCAATCGTCCACGCCTCGACGCTCGCCGATCCGGGATCGAGGAAGTTATCGACTTTTGCATTGGGACCGCTCGAATAGGTGATCGTGCTTTGATGCGCAGCGGGCGAGCAATTCCGTTTACCGTCCGGATTGAAGTGAACACGCAAGTCAACGCTGTGATAAGCGGTCGGGTCGGTTGCTTTCGACCCGTCGCGATATGTCGACTTCCTGATCGGCGTATCCCACAAACGCACGGGCGTACCAATACATTGAAACGACGCATGCTCGCCCGATCCGAGCATGACTTCGGGGATTTGCGCGAACCCGTCGAACATGATTTGAAAGGTACCGTTGCCGTCGAAATAACCAACGACGATTCGATCGTCCGGTCGCACGACGTAACGCGACGCCGACGTGGCCTGGATCACGTCCTCAATCGAGTTAGGAAAACGTGCATCGGCGTCATCATCAAACACATATTCAAACTCGGCGGTGCCTGGGTTGAGCCCTTCGCGTGCTCCGATGTTTCTCGCGCGAACGTTCGGCAGGTGAAAGTATTTTTTGGGGTCGGTTGTGTATCGAAAGACCGACGGGACAACGCAATCAATATTGAACCCCTGGCCGCTTGCGTCGATTGTAATCGTTGCCATGAATTACCCCGCCGAGACTAAGGCGATTCTCGCGTCTGTGATTGTGAGGACTTTCGTTGCGTCGGTGACGACGACGGCAAGTCGTACGTGCTTCGTGCCGGCACTTGGCCAGGCCGCTCCGCTCCCGATCGCTCCCGCGTTCGTTAGCCAGATGTTCGTTGTGCTCGACGCGGGACAAGTTAACGTGCCGCCCGCATAATCCATATATGCGTTTGCTTGATTGATAAACGTGCCTGCCGCTATCTTCACGGTCCGCGAAGTGCTCGGCGATTCGTTCGTGATCGTCGCGAGCATCCCGATTGCGTTTATTGCATCGAGCGCAACGCACGTGTCTTGATAAGGCAGGTGCCAATCCTGATCGAATTTCTGCCAGTAAGATAAACCGGCCCGCGTCGTTTTTTGTGTCGCCATTTTTACCCTGGGCTCGCGAGCCAATTTAGGACCGGAATGCGTGTCGTGTGATTGAACGTGTAAGTCAAACGTTGCCCGCGAGAATTCGCGGCGGGAGGTCGAGGAACCGCAACGATCGTGCAGACTTTCGTAGGCGGCAACGCGTCCTCGTTGCCCGCCTCGTCGACGGCAACGACTGCGAACGTCCAGACGCCCGAAGCAAGTCGAGCAGACTCCCATGAGTAAGTCGATGCCGCACGTCCTGCCCCGCCGTCGCCTGCTCCGCCGATGCCCGCTCCGTCGATCACGACTCCGCCAGGGTACGCAACGATTTCGGCGAAAGGAGTTGAGTAATCAACCGCCCCGCCCGCAACGCTTGAACCGTATATCCGATAACCGAAAATATCGTCACCGAGACAACGCCCGCCACTCCATCGCAATCGGACCCGCGAACTTGCACCGGCGACGAGCGGCAGGAACGCCGAGAAATCGCTCTGGCGTTCGCTATAAGCGATCGATCCGACTGTGATCGTAGAAATAGACGTTGGGGCGGGCACGATCGCTCTCGCGGCCATTACGGACGTCACATGCTTTCGGTTGATATAGACTTGAAACCACGAACCCGCCGCGGCCGTTGAGTCCCACGCAAGGAAGATTTGACCCGCCGAAATTATCGCGGTGAGATTTGAGACGGTCGACTCGTCAAGGCCGGGTGTTGTCGTTGATCCGCTCGCCTCGATCGTCACCTCGCCGAACGCGTCCGAACTTGCTCCTGCGAACGATGGGGCGACGAACGAACCCGACGCCGTGATCGACACGAATCCGCTCACAAACAATCCCACGCCTGTGAGGGAATCCATTGCGAGAATCGTCAGTGGTCCACACGCAACGATGCCAGCGCCGAACACGTTCGGACCGCCGCCCGTTGCCGTTGCTGAGATCGTTACGGATTCGCAAGCAATCGAAGCGACACCACTGTAAACGGGAACGCTCGCGGCCCCGGCGCTCGCGAGCGAAATCGAACCGCAAGCGATTGCTCCGATTCCGTCGAACGTTGCCGAGCCCGACGACGACAACACGACCGATCCGTTGAGGCCTGCGAACACGCCCGCGATCGGCGGCACTGTGATCGGGATCGCCGCAATCGTAACCGACCCGTCGTCGATCGCTCCCGTGCCTGTGTACGCAAGGAAGGCCATATATGTTTACCTTGCTCAATCGTGAATGAAAAAAGTCGCCTGATAATATTTCTGGTATCGTCCCGCGCTCGACTCAAACTCGATTCGAGAAGCGTCCTCGATTCCGTCGAGCGTGACAGTGTAAGAAAGGTTATCCTCGTCGAGGTCGAGCGTATGCGTGTAACCATCTTTGAAGTCGTTCAACGCTTGCCTGAACGATGTCAAGTCGGGTCGAGACGTGCCGGCGTGCTTGCCTTTGATGGTGATCGTTTTGCCTCGATAACCTCCACTGATTTGAGCGACGCCCCCGACGCCGAAAAATTGCACGCGTTGCATTTGTAACGGCAAGTCGGCGATTGAATACGTGACCTCCTCGCCGAACACAAAAGACCCGTCGAGCTTCGGCATTATGGTTTCCTTGAAAGTGCCTTGAGGCGACGCGTTGCGAATTCATTTAGCTCTTGCATCACGTCGTCAATCGCGATGTCGTCAAGCTCGTAAAGGCCAGGCCGCGGCGGTTGATTTTTAGCGCCCGAAACCGGCCCGTCCCCGTCGCCGTTGCTGCCTCGTGTGAACCAACTTGCCTTGTCTCGCGAGTCTGTCGATTTGCCGTATTTTCGATTAGCCGACTTCGGAAGGATTACCGTCTCGCCTTGCATCTCCAAGTCACTCAACATCTCGCCGCTCAATACTCCGACCGGCTTGCCCGCCTTTGATGGTGATCGTCTATATGCTTCTGCGTTGTCGACCCAATACGCGCCCTGCGCGTCGCTCTGCTCGTCGATCGCTCGCTCCTGCGCACGTTCGACGATTCGGTCGAGACAATCGACGCCGAGCGACGCGTTGTCGCCTGGCAACGTGAAGTCGATGAGGTCGACGAATTGTCGAAGCATCTCCTCCATTTCTGCCATGTTCGAACGAACCTTTGCCATGATTCAATTCGGGCGAGAAGGTCGCCCGCCTCCGGGAACGGGTTGGGTGATCGGTCCGCCTTGTAGACGGCCTAGATTGTTGTTGACCTTTTCAAGCTCGCGAACGACCGGCGACATATCGGCGGCATTCGATCGCCCGTCTGTTTTCTTGACCTTGCCGAACGCATAGGCATTATCATAAGCCGATGCAACGTCAAGCTCACGCTGCCCCGAGGCCATGTCGTTCGCCTCGTTGAGTCCGAGCGGGTCGAACGACTCAAGCCCCGTCCAGCCGCCTCGTTCTGATTGAATGTCGACTCCTTGAAGTCGTGCTCGTTCGGTTATGCGTTGATTGATCATCGCATTCTTGCCGTATTCTTTGTTTCCCCAACCCTTCCGCCATTGCTCGGCGGCGGCTCCTGTCGTTCCCAATTTTCCTTGCTCGTATAAGTCTGCTTCCGCTTCGGTTTTCTGGATTACTGCCTCTTCGGTTTGCTCGCCGAGCCTCATTTTTCCTCGATCGAGCCGAGCTTCGGCGATCCCTTTTCGTCCTTCCTTCGACGAAAGGAACCCGCGTTGTTTTGCTTGAGAATCTGCCTCGTCAATCGGCGTTTGCGCCTCGCCGAGAATCTTGCCCGCCGCCCCTTGTTTGTGTGCTCGGTAGATACGCACCAACGCATTGACTTCCTCGTCGCCGTGGAAGAATTGTTTCAAGTAGGCATCGGGAGCGCGTCCCGATGCTTCGGCCTTCGCGATGTCGGGGACGAATTTCCGAATCATCGAAAACGCGTCGTCCTTTTCCGTGATGCCCAAGTCTTTCTTGAGGTACTCCGCTTGAGACTTTCCGAACCCGCCATGAGTGAGGCGTTTCTGGAATCCTCGCAATGCTCGCATCGATTGCTCGACACCTGTTGCCGCTTCGCTTACGCTTCCCGTCGTTGACATCATCGCCGTTAACGCGACCGCTTCCTGCGGGTTCTTCGCGAGGCCCGTACCATCCGGCGACACGAGGAACGTTAACACCTTGTTAAGCTGTGCCCGCTGCTCGTCGTTGCTGCCGTCGCCCAGGCTCATGATCTTATTGAGCTTGTCGCCGATTGCGATCGTCTTAGACGCTGTGCCGCCCTTCTGAAATCGTGCGAGCGTGCCGAGCATCGCAGCCGTTGACGACGCTCCCGCCGCATCGCCGCGAGTCGTTCGATTCGCGAAAATAGCGCCCTCGGTTTTTAGTTTGTCCTTCTCCTTCTGACTCATATTTTCGTCGGTCGCCGTAGCAATCGAGGACTCATAATCGATTGCGTAATCATGGGCGGCGTCCGCTTTCAAACCAGAGGAAACGCGAAGGTCCGCGAACGCCGCGAGGTCCGTTGTCTTCGCTCCCGATCCTCCGCGAAGGGCGACGATATCCTTGATTTTATCGCGAATGTCGCCCGTGAATTTCGCGAGGTCCATCGCCTCTTGCTTGCCCTCTTTCAACGCGGCAACATATGATTTCGCGAAACCGATCGACGCCCCGATGCCTGCGGTGACTCCGAACGCCGACGCAAGGTTCGACGCTAGTGAGCTTGAAAATCGTTTATTCTCGCTCAACTCATTTTCGCGAGCCTTGTCCGCTTGCGTTGCCCAAGCTGCAATCTCCGCGTCGACCTCTCGTTTCGCCTGTGCCTCAATTCGTTTTTGTTTCTTCTCCGCTCGCTGTTGGTCCCTCGCCTCCTTTGCGCTCGCTGCCTGCTCTTGCCGTTCGATTGAGGACTTCTCAATCTGCTCGCGTCGATCGGCGGCGGCTTTCGCGCTAGCAACCTGCCGATCGTTCGCAGCCTTCGAGGAACCCTCGATTGCTTTCGCCATGCGATCGGCAGCGGCTTCGATCCGCTTGAACATCTCCATTTGCTTGTCGGCTGCGGTGATCGACGACGAGTTGTCGATATCAATTCCGATTTCAAGCGAACGACGTTCGGACATAATTTCCCTTTCATATCAAAACGCGTTCGCCGAACGACGTTCGGACGCTCGTTGCGATGCCCATTGAACCCACTGCGTAACCGGCGGCGCTCGTTTCGTCATCACGAGGATCGAAGCAACGTCGCGAGCAACCGCCAGGTCGAGCGGCTGCGTTATTCCGTTTGCGGCGAGGACGCACTTGAGCCAATGGGCATAGGTTTTGGGCCTGAGGACGTTCCTATCGCTACGTCGCGAATCTTCTCCCAGTATGGCGCATAATCGCCCGAGATTGGGAACGACAACAATCGGCGAAAGTCGCTCGGTTCAAGGTTGTAATTTCGCTTGAGGAGATCGACCGCAAGCTCGGCGAGCGCTTGCTGTTCTTCTCCGATGTATCGAGCCATGCAAAGGGCTTCAACCTTTGCCAAGTAATCATCCGTGAATTCGTGTGATTCAAATCCCGTGGGACTCATCACGACGTCGATCGATCCATCATCGCGCACGACGACTTGCCTCGCCGCCGCCGAAATAACGGGGCGAGGAAAGAACCATATTTGCCCGTCGTCGAGCGTGATTGGTTCGCAGTAATCTATAGTCGCGATCCTTCGCAATTTTCGCTCGTTCAAGACTGTTGTCATTTGCTCGACTTGGCCTCGGCTTTGAGGTACCCGATTTTAATGCCGTTTGGACCGTCTGCCCAATCGTGTCGAGGCATCTTGGGGAACGTCGGATGATTCGAGGGGAAGCCCCAAGTTTCGTCGTGGCTCTCAGTGATTAACCACTCATTCGTGGGGTGCTTGCGAATCGTCTGTTGACGCCCCTCGCCCCAGAGTCGTTTGACTGAGGTCGCAATCAACATAACCTTTTCGTCCGCGCTCTCGGCGGATTGAGCTTCGGGGACGAACGTAAACGGCACGAGCAGCGCGTCGGGGCGGCGTGATGGGACGGCGAGAATTTCGTCCATTGTTTTTCCTTCGAGAATCGCGAATTGAGACGAACGAAAACGCAACGAGGCGGGCGAACGCTTACGGCGTCACGGTCGCCGACAGAGGGTTCGTTACGCCATCGACCGCGTAACCTTGGAACGAGATCGTACCTTGACCAATTTGCATGTGTGCACCCGATCGGCTGTTGGCTGTGACGACGCATGGCGACATTACGTAAGCAATCGAGCCCGACCCTGAGCCGTTGTCGTAGTCGTTATGCTTCGCCGCAATCCCACCCTTCGACCCGATTGTGATGGTGTTAATTTTCGTGATGAATTGGGTAGTAATTTCCGCCGTCGGTTTTGCTCCAACGACGTTCACCGCTGACGCATAGTAATCGCCGTCGCCGCGGCCTTCTCGGACTTCGCCCGCGACGTCGAACTTGACGTCCTGAACCTCGGTAATCGGAATGAGCGTTCCGCCCGACGGCGTGAACGATACCGAGGTCCAGTTGAGTTGACGATTGGAGGGAGTGCCCATGATTCGAGGCTCCTTATGTTGGTCGAGAACCTGCCGAGAAAATATAAACGAATTCGCCCAAAAGCGTTATTCGTTTCGACGGATGCGAGCGACGATCTGCCGTTTCGCCGCCCGCTGTGAGTCCGCTCTTGTCAGGGCATGTTAGTGACCCGAGCGAAACTTTATCGAAAAGGTTTTGGACGATCGCCTCGCATTGATTGAGAATCGTGTCTCTGGCGTATTCATCCTCATCGCGATGTTCAATCGTGATTGTATAAGCAACCGTGCGCTCGTAATCGAGCGGGTTACAAGAAATGATTTGATCGTTGAATCGCGTTTTGTAGACGATCGCGAGCGGGGTATCGTTTGCTCCGGTTCGTACTTTCGAAGGGTCGACGCCGACGATAACCTTTGCGAACGTTCCCGACGCTTTCAAGCTCGATTCAATCACGTCGAATATCTGCGTGTCTTTATTCATCTCCTGATACTCGTGAGTCCTGGGAACCAGCGTTTCCTTTTCGTTTGCGATCCGCCCGTTGCCGTCGCCGCAAGTACGATCGAGTCGAGCAATCTCGCGAACGAGCCCGAGTAAACGTTCCCGGCGAGCGTGCCATCGCTCGCGAATGTGATCGACCCGCAAGCGACGCTCGACGTCCCCACGTTGCCCGGCGAGGCGGAAAATATGACGACGGTCATTCGCGTCCTCGGGGTTAGTTAAACGGTCGCACGTTGATTGCCCAAGTGCCCGCGGAGATCGAAAGGATAAAGAACCGAACGGCGAGCGACGCGCCGAGATTGAGGATCGCAGCAGGACAAACGAAATTGCCCGTGCCGCTTCCGAGTCGGTTCGCAGCGTCACTCGTGAAAACAACTTGCTGAGAAAATCCCGCGAAGTTCCCCGATTCGTCGTAAAACGCAAGCTGCCCGACGAGGATCGCCGACGCCACGCTGCTCGTCGCTTCGACGTGAATTGAGCCCGCATTGTAGACGCTCAATCGCGACGCTCCGAATCCCGCCGACGTCATATCACCCGGCGTGTCGGCGGCTGCTATTCCCGTGCGATGCGCGGTGCGGGCATAGAGCGTTTTGCCCGTGACTGTTGCGACTGCCTGAAACGGCTGCCCGCCGTCTTCGTTTGGCGTCGTGGCGTATTGCACGCCCGCCGAGTTGTCTTGCGTTGACGCTCTCGAAGTGCCTGTCGGCATCGATCACTTTCCTTTCAGGTAAGCGTTGACAAAATTCGGGTCGGTGTTGAAAGGAATCGCTCCGATTGTTACGCCATCATGGGCGGCGTATCGTAGAGCGGGGTTTGTTGGTGCGAATCCTGCTTTGATCCACGAGACGGCGTATGGAATGAGCGACGGATTTGCCGCGAGTAGCGGAGTTGTCGCTTGAAAATCGCCCGCCTTCGTGCCCGTTGTAGTACGACCGAAAAACCTCGTGTAGAGCGTATCGACGCCACGAGTCGAATCGGCGAATCCTGGGACGACGTTGAGGTCGGTTACGTCGGCGATCGGCGTCGTTGAGAAAAGGAACGTCGTTCCAGAAACACCGTTTTGAACATATCCAGGCTTTACGGTTCGCGCGAGGTTCGACGCGTGAAGATTTCTTCCCGCGTTAAAACCAATCATGCCGGGCGGGCAAACGTCGGTAACAGCGGCATCCGAAAAATGCCGATAAATCGCGTTGTAGTTTCCGCTTGCCGAGATCGTGCTGTAAGCGAGATTCGATCTAACCGAGGCGACCGTAGACGCAGCTACCACGCCGTTACCATCGCCAATCACGAGCCCGCCCGTGTATGTCGATCCATCAGTATTGAAGGTGTTATGATTAACAGTCACGGACGCGAACGCGTTCATAGTTGTGCAATTAAATACACTTCCGCTTCCGCCGAGTCCGTTGATGTTTGGAAGGAGAAGATTGCCCGTAATCGTGATCGTCGTTGCGACGGTCGGGTTATAGGCTGTCGCTGTATAGTAAACCGCAGCGTTGCAGTCGCTCGCGTATGCTTGAAACACATTGCCGGAAAATGCTCCAATGTCCCCGCTTCCCGAATACGTCTGGAGGATTTGGATGCAATTCGGATCGGGGTGTGTTGAATCATCACATATGATTAGATTGTTTGATATAGGTCCACACGCTTGCATTGCGCTTGTACCTACAGTCGGGAACCGGATCAAATTGTTTCGCAGCGATGTCCACTTGCCCGCCGCACTCGAATAGATCGGGACCTGCCCGGTGCCCGTTGGTGTCGTTGCGTTGAACACGTTTGAATCGATAGTGAAGTTAAGCCAGCCGCCCGCGTTCGACCCCATTCCCCTCTCGAAGTTGTTGAGACTGATGATCCGTTTGCCGGTCGCCGTTGCACCGCTGCGAACTTGCAACGCTTGAGCATTTGAGTTATTGGTAAACGTGCAGCCAGTGACCGTAAAGTCTTCGTTCGCCCCGAGTACTGCCGATACGTTTATCGGTATAACGCCATTGCTAAACGTGCATCCGTTGATATATATGCTCGTCTCGTCGCCGTTTACGGGCACGAAATTTCCAGACGAGTCGCCGTATTGGAAATCGCAATAATTTAGACTGACGTTACGACATCCTAGCGTATTCGTAAGGTAAACTTTTGAGCTTGACGACGCGCCTTTTATCGACGCATGCGAGGTAGCCGTACCGTTGGCTATAAGATCGCATTTTCTTGGTGGTGATCCGCTGTTGTAGTTGTGTAGTCGGAACGGTCCCGTTCCTGAAAACAGGATATTTCCACCTGCTTGCAAGATAATGTCTGAATTACTAAATATGCTTCCGCTTACCGTCAACGTAGCACCCGTATTGATCTGAAGCGTGGTGTAAAAACTGTCAGCGTTGCCTTGAGCGGCGTCGATCGCGGTTGCTGTTCCGGTGCCTACTGATTGCGACGTATCGACCACGAGAACGTGACCAACCTTGCAAGCGGTCGATGCCGGGATTGCCGTTCCCGTCGCAACGACGGGGATGATCGTCGCCGACGCTGGGAGGTTGCTCCCACCGTTCGACACCGTAACGATAACGGTTCCGAATTTCAGCATAGTCCCGTCAAGGATGTACGTCCCCGTCGCTGCGGTCAGCGGAATCGACGTCGTACCGATCGGAAGAATGCTCGCCGTCGTCGTCACGGTCGTTTTGCTTATCGTAATCGTGTCCGCCGCACCTGGCACGAGACCCGCTCCCGTACCGTTGAGCGTAACCCACGGGCGAGTCCCCGCGACGGTATCCGACCAATTGCCCGAGCGTTGCGTCACAAACGCTGCGGCGTTCGCTTCGATCACGAACCCGAAAACGCTCGCGAGCATCACGAACAAACGAAAAACTTTCGCACCCATTCTGATTTCCTCACCTGTGAAAACTGGTTACCCGTTCTCGCTTCAATCGAACCTTGCGATCCTTGGCATCCTCACGCAGCTTGTCGCTAGGACTTTGCTTCCCTCTCAAGGAAGTCTGAAAACTTTTCGTGGACCGCGATTTCAACGTTATCGCTTTTCGTTTTCGCGGGACGCTTCGCGTGCTCCTCGTCGATCTGTCGAGCGAGATCGTCGGAGACTGTTTGAAGCCTTGCAACCTCGGCGAGATTGCCTTCAATTCGTGCGGCGTCGCGCAAGTGACCAACGCCCGTGTATTGCTTGTACAGAACCGCTTCGCGGTCGCTCTGGGGCTCGGGGTGATCGTTGTGGAGATTCGCCATCGTTTCGATCCTTGCTAATAGGTTGAGGTGATCACGTTTGATTACGTCACATTGCGACAAATAACGATGAATTGCGACGTCGCAATTATTAAGGCATCGCCGTTGCCGTCCACGTCGAAATCGAGCACGTTCCGCCCGAGATTAAATTGATGCCGCCCGAGAAATTGAGATCACTGCCGCTCGTCGCGATTGCGAATTCCTGAACGGCGACACCTCCTCGGTCGAGCAGGCGACCGTATCCCGCCGTTCCCGTTGCGACGATCGAAGCCGAGACGGGCAAGCCGTTCATTGTCGAGGCCCCAGCGCTCGGAGCGGGAAACGATGGAGGCGAGTTGAGGTTTAACGTTGCGAGCAATGTCCCCGTAGCCACGTTGTTAACGCCTGGTTCTGAGCCGGTGTAAATCACGATCTTCGCATTCGCGGCAGCGCCTGCGGCGTCGAGTTGCGCGATGACGGCGGCCAGGCTTGCGTTGCGCACCGCTGTAACATGGGTGACAGACATAATGATCCTTTACGCGAATAGCTCTGATGATAAACCGAGTACACTCGTTGGCGGGCTATTGTCGCCAACGACTCGGAGAACGTTCACGTTGCTTTCAATTCCAGCATCGTTCGACGAGCGAACGCCTAAGAAATATTCGACGCCGTTAGATAATCCTCCAACGGTCGCGGCGTATAAATCGCGATCGGCTCGAAATGCAATCGAAGCGGCTGGCGTGATCCACGACGGCGAACCCGCCGAGACGGGAGTAATATAAACCTTGAACGACTTCGGTAACGCCCCTTGCCCGCGTCGTTCGTACTGCCAGGTGAGATAAACGCCGCCCGCCTTCGATGGCGTTGCATTCATCGACACCGGAGGATTAGGCAACGAGGCGAGATCGTTCCCCGATGCGTCGAGATGGATCCTCACACGAGCATCGACATTGAGATCGGTGACTGCGTTCGCGGTGTCTCGTGATCGTACGCCGAACGACCAATCGGCCGACGTTGCAAGCGATGGCAGGACGTACGATAGCGACGACGTCGTTCCGATCGGCGTCGTGTAATCGATCGGCCCGCCGTGCCCATCGTTGCTGAAAACGTCGTACACAATTACCGGGATAGGCATATCATCACCTTACAAAACGACCGGACGTTGAGGAGATTTCCTTCGGCCCGGCGAGCGTCGCGTTGAGGTGTACGTTGAGATTTGAGCGAAGCTCGTTGAAAAGATTCTTGAACCGTTCGGCTTTTGCAACAAATGCGTCCTTCGTTTCCATCGTATGGGCCCGATTCGCGTACTGCTCGGCAAGGACGCCGTAAGCACAAAGTTGCTCAAGCTCGCGAGTGTCGAGCAAGTCGGCAGGCTTGACGCCACGCTGCGTACTCATGCCGAACAATTGATTGATGCGGTAGCTCATCTGCTCGATCTGAACTTGCAAACTGAGGCACGAGAATTCGACCGCACTCACTCCGGTCGAAGGTCCGGGAGGAACGCCCGCCGATGTCGTGAGTCGGCGCTTGAGGGTGACGACGTTTGTGGCGACGCTTGAGACGACGAGTAATTCGCCCGGCTTTTTGAAGTTCGCAGTCGGAGCGGTCAAGAGCACGAGCATGCCGGCTGTTACACCTGCGGCAAGTGGGTCAATCGATGCCGACGATAACGCCCAGCGATTGTCCGACGAAAACACGCCGTCCGTTCCCGCCCACACCTTTTGATCGACCGGAGTTAGGATTGAGTAATCCTCGGAGGCCCATTTTGCAATCGCCTCGTCTGTGCAATAAGTGATCGACTCATAACTCATTGATTGCCTTTCGATTCAACGAGCGACGATGTCGAATGCAAACCGATATAAGCTCGAATCGATTCGAGTAAATCGGCCAGTCGTTTTTCGTCACTAGGCGGCGGTTTGATTTTGATCTGTTCGCGGGTCCAGACTCGTCTACTCATTGATAATCTCCACGGTAATAACGTGGCGGTCTGATTTTCTCTTCGGCGACGTGATCGACACGATCCGAAATTGAGTGCCACGCGGGAAAATCAACTCGCCTTGATTGGATGCGTTGACGGCATCGAGCGACGCGACTCTCGATCCTCGTTCGACGAGCATTTTGAGAACGACGGACTCGCCGACGTCTCCCATCTCGTTTTCGATTGCTCGACGACTTAGCAGAGCGGTTGCGAAACCGTCGTCGGCGATCGTTGAGCCGACCGTGAGCGACGGATCGTTCGGCGGAATGTCGAGCCCGCGATACGCAGCGACATTCTGAGGAGCACGAGCCTTTGCAATCGACGCGTCGAGCAAGGCAACCGTTTTCGCCTGCGTCGTTGTCAACGTCGTCTCGGCACGCAGCGAGACGTTGAAACCAGGCTCGGCGGATCGCTTGAATGCTCCGAAGGATTTCGATTGCTCGTCGCTCAATCGATTCGCCCAAGGTCTATACTGCTCGCGGGCCCACTTTGCTCCGTTTGTGCTCGACTCGAATTCCTTGAAAATCTTGCCGCCCGTTTTCACGACGACCGGACGCCCCAGCCTTGGGGGAATCGTTTCGGGACGTGTCGTTGTTGTCGTCGCTGGACCGGGCGAACCCGTAGGCGGCGATTTAACGCCCGCGACGTTCGTGCCGCTACGATTCGACGTCGCTCCCCCGGTGGACGCGTTAGAATCGATCTGAGGCCGGTCTATCGGCCTTTTAACGGTCGCATTGCCGGGAGCGGCGGGGGATTTTGGTTGACCGCTGGGGCGGTTAGGAGTTTGGGGACCGCTCGGGATGATTGTTTGCTTTTGCCCGTGCCCAGGCTCGACACCAAATCTTGCCCCGAGAAGTTCCTTTGCTCGCCGCTTGATTTCTTCATCCTTCGCCCCCTTGGATTTGAGTTGATCGACGAGCTCCGCTTGCCGCGCGGTCGTCGTCGTGTGTGCCGTCGTCGAGGTCATCGCTTTCGCGCGTCGAATCACACCCGGCGAAACGCCCGCCCTGCTCATCGCTTTTGTCGACAAGCTGAATCGGTCGACGACCTCATGGAAGTCTAGGATTCGCGAGCGTGTAACAACGTCGTCCCATTTGACGATACCAGCCTCGACGAGCTGAAGATTCGCACGCCCCATGACCTTCGTTAATTGCTTGCGGTCAAGCTCGCGAATCTTCTCCCGATAATCCACGAACGGCTTTGCCGTCGCTCCGACTGCGATCGGAACTTGTTCGCAATTGCAACCGTAATGGAATGGAATCGACCACCACGGCGCAATCTGGTGATCGTATTGAATGCAACGAGCGCAGGAATTATGCCAGTTTACTATCAACTGCCATTGCACTCGCCCCGAGTTGTTTTTCCATCTCTGCCCTGGGTCGCCGCTTATGCTTGCCCTATTCCGTCCCGCCATGTGCGATCGCCTCGGGAGTTAGTAAGTCCTCCTTGATGAGATCACGAGAGGCCGTGACGTCGGCAAACGTTTGCGAGCTTACGATCATCGCTTGAAGTTGATGCGTGATCACGTCAATCTGACGATCCTTCCACGCCTTCAACGTCTGCCCCGCGTTCCCTTTCGATGCGATCGACAACGCCGCGAGCAGCGACGATCCCGCCTCTTCAACGAGGTTCGCGACGTCCTCGTGGATTTGCTTTCCGTGCAAGGTCGCCGAACGAATTCGAGCAAGTGCCCCGGTCGTCAATTTCGGCTCGGCGAATCGTTGCGATTCGAGAGGAATCAATTTCGCCCATTCCTCATGAGCGATACGATACGTCGCCTCGCGAGTGTTTCCGATCGCTTCGATGATTGGCGAACGCAACGCCGCGACGTGCTGTTGTGCGTGCGCGTAATTAAGGGTGTTACGAACCCGAATGAACGCTCGCCCGTCGTTCTCGCTTGCCGCATATGACAAGGCAAGCGATGCGTGGGCGTGTATGTTTTCAATTGCTGTTTTGACTATCTCCTTCACTTGTTTGACTGCTCGGGATTTCTCCGCCGAGATTCTCAATTGTTTCGCCGCCAGGTTCTCCGGGTTGATCATTCTCGACCTCTGCCTCGTCGTCGGGCACGTTATCGCTTTGAACGTTCGCGCCTTTCGCGAGCTTCGCGGCAATCCGTTTTTCCTTGTTTGTCATGGGGCGGTTTTGCGTTTGTGGCGTAGCCGGCAGCGTTGGTTCGCCGCGAGTAAGATACACGAGAGGCTTGTAAGCCTCAAGCTCGTCGTGTTCCTTATGCTCGTCGCTGATCGCGAAATCGATCGCGAGCAATAATGCGGCGATGTTATTTCGGTACCGTTCGGCGGACGCCATGAAATCGCGGAGCGTGTCGCCGTCGTGCGATTGACCGTTGGCGAGCAATCGCCCCAGGTTCTGAACGATGTTGGTCCTCATAAGCTCGCCGAGTCCATTGGGCTCGACGCCAACGAATTCCGACGCCCGCTCGACGTAAGGCGTGAAACCGACGAAAACATGGCCCGAGCTTTTCACGATGGTTCTCCCAGCAAGGAACGAATCGAAACAACGTCGCCGCCACGCGCGAAACGTGACGGCGACAAATCAACAAGTTTACGCTAATCAATATGCGAATCGATTAGGCGGCGAACGCGGTCACGCCTTCGACCCAGGCATGATACGACGGATGCTCGCAATCAAGCCCAAGCTCGCCCAACCATTCGCCTTCGGTTGCATCGCCACGAATCGCGCGAGGGTTCCAATACGGGTCGCGCTTGACCCGGACTTTGACGTCGCTCGACGTCAACGCGAACGACGTGTAACCGCGAAGGAGAGGCGCTTCGAGGATCACGATATCCTCAAGGAATGGCGCTCGGAACATGTTGATGTTCACGCCCATTGCGGTCTGGTAAGGGGCTCCCGTCTGAGGATTGACGATTCGCTGCAAGGCGTGCCCCCAGGTGAAGAGGCCTTGCATGAACAAAGTCGACATCCCGATTACGTCGGGATATCCGCCGCCCGTTTTTGCCTTCAACAGAACGTCGCGAACGTAATCCTCAGCCCGATACGTCGAGGCGTTCGTGGGAGCGGTAGTGACGTTTGTCGAGCGAATCAACGAGCGAAGCCCCGCCATCTTTCGACGCGTGTTTCCGTTCGCTCCAAACGCTTCGGGTTTGTTGTAATAAATCCCCGTTTCGATGTCGCGAGCCATGTCAGTGAGCTTCACCATCCTCTGCCCCGTGAAGGGTGTCGACTGCCCCATCGGCAGGAATTGCCGAGTCGTCTCAGCACTACCGCCAACCTGAACGGGATACTGGAACGTCTGGCAGTAATAAGTAAGTGTGGTGGGTTTGAATGCGTTCGCCTGCTGATCGATTTCCGCACCCGTTCGTGAGTTAGAAACCAGATAGGCCGTGTTTGCAAGTTCCGCCGCCGAGCCCGAGGACGGGCTTGCGGTGTAGGTAATTCCCGCAGTGGTCGATCCCGATATCTGACGACGAACGGCGATCGTATTTGCGTTCGTATCAGGGTTCGCGGTGCACTCGACTTGCTCGCCGCTGGATAGTTCGATGATGTCGCCCATCTGTAGGTACGACGCGTCGAGGAACGTCAACGTGCCGGCAGCGCCCGCACTTCCCGCCGCCGTGATCGTCGCTCCAATCGAGAACGAGCGAGGACGATAACCGTAGCTCGTGACCTGGAAGTCTGGCGTTTCAACGGGTTGGCGTTGGAGCCTTGTGAAGAACGGAGCGAAGTTCACGTAAAACTGATCGATAACTGGCGTAATGTTGTTCTGGATCGCAACGCTTGCGTCCGATACGCCGAAATAACCCGCAGCGAAAGTTCCCATGATGGTTTCCCATAAATGGTTAAGGACTTCTGTAATCGACTATTGCTCGTTTGCTCGCCTGTCGATTCGATTAATATCGTTGCGCGTGATTGTGTCGCTACGTCAATTCAACCCGGTGCCATAACGGGCGGGCTGAAATATCGCTCCGAACGATGGGCGAAGTTCGGTCACGGGCAAGCTAGTCTGTGCCCCGAACGAATTTCGATAGTCGGCGATAATCGCCTCGCCCAAATTGGACGGCGTGTATTGCTGCTGGCTCGCAGGAGCTTGCCCGAAGGTGTTAATTGCCTGAACGGCACCCGAGCCGCCCGTCGATGTCGCTCGCAGGAAAAGCCGATTCTCGGGAGCCGCGAGAATACGCGACACGTGAGAATCAATCGATTCGAGCGTCCTGGTCCTGACGACGAATTGATTGCCGTTCTGGGCCACCTCGATCATAGGGTCTTGCATCAACGCATTGGCGAGGTGTTGCGCTGCGCCTTCGACGAGATCGAGACGATTGGCAAGCGTTCGATTGATCTCAGCCTGCTTAAGCGAATTTGACGTCAACGCCTGATTCGAGGTCAATTGCGTTTGAAGTTCGACGATACGACCGTTTGCCTGTTGCGCGAGCAATTCGACAGCACGCTGATATTGCCCGTTCTGCTGTGCGGCAATAATCTCGGCCTGTTGTGCGGCCTGTTGACTTGCGGCGACTTGCTGCCTCAGGAGCGATGCTTGATCACGAACGGCGAGCAATTCGTCAAGCGCCGATTGAGGAATTGCAACCGTCCCATTATTCGCACTCGATTGCATCGGGGCGATCGCCTGGGGCTGCGACTGTTGCAAAGGTGCAAACGTGATTGCCTGATTAGGATTCGCGTTCGTCGTCTGACCGACGATCGGCTGTGAAGGCGTCAACGAGAATCCAGTCGGCGAGCCGAACGTCGGGGGTGCGAATTGAGGCGGCGGCAGATAGTTGAATTGCTGCGGCGGTTGCTGTTGCGTGATCGGCGATTGCGATTGAGGAGGCGCAACATACGGAGCGACGCCGGTCGGATATTGAGTCGCCTGGGGCGTGATCTGAGGCGCGGCTGCGTACGGGTTGAACGTCGGGTAAAGCGGTTGCTGTTGCGCGACAGGTTGCGAGTATTGAACCGGTTGCGACTGAGGTTGTGCGAATTGCTGCGGCGGGAATTGCGGTTGCCCGAATTGCTGCGGTTGTTGCGCTGGCGATTGGGGTGCCGTGTTTTGTTGCGTGAGTGGAGCGCCGAACGCAGGCATGGAAACGGCAATCGGTTGCACGTTTGCAAGGTTGTTGCCTGCGGGATTGTTCGGATCGAAATTCATTCGAGGCCCTTTCGTTTTGTCTGAAATTAGTAAGCGTAATTGCCCATCGTTTTCGTCGGAGCGAACGCCGCCCCGACTGCCTCACCCATCATTCCCGACGAGTTGTCGTCGAGGTCTTGTCGAACGCCTGAACCGAGCGGCGTTGATGCTTCAACCGCTTCCGCTTGCTCTCCCGCCTCTCGCGAGCGTTGTTCGACAAATGCCTCTAACTCATCCTCGACCGCTTCCTGTTGCGTTGCTGTAAGGCCAGGCAACATCAAGTTAACAAGTCGAGACAGTAGCTCATATGATAACGTCGGAAGCTCCGAAACACGATCAAGGATTCCTTGAAGTCGTTCGATTAAGTCGGCAAGGTCGCTCGAAGTATAAAGGTCGAACTTCAAAGGATAAGTAATCGACACCGCTTGACGCTCGGCGATCGTCGGGGGTCGATTAAGCCCGACGATCAAAACAAGTTCGGCAATTCCTCGTTCGACATCGCAAAGCGTTTGCGCTCGCTCACTCAAGATTGCATTGCCGTCCTGTTGGTCGAGCTCCTTAGAGATTCCCGATTGTCCGACCGTTCCTTTTCCGTTCATTCCTGCGGGCTTCGTCAGTGCCGCGCTTCGGTCGCACGCGTCGAGGTCGTCGGTAATATTCTTGCGAATCGAATCGATTCCCGTCGTCGGAATTTCGACCGCTTCAAATCCCTGAAATCGCGATTGATCCGGTGAAGGAACCATTTTCAAAATATAGTTGGGTCCGACGCTAACCGATCCGTCCGAGGACAGCATGGTCTCGGGACATTGCATGATCGGAAACGCCTGATACGTATCGGCAAGAATCAATTCACTCATGCGATTATAAATCGTTCGCTGCCGAATCGCGATTGCCTCGTAAGCCGACACGCCGACGTTGCGATGAACCGTCGACCAACCGTCAGCGAATCGACGTATAGGAACCCGACCGTACGAATGCGGAACGTTGGCGACGAGCTTCCCGTCCTCCTCGTATAAAGTCGAGTCCGTTGTCGTCCAATGTCGATAACGGAACTTGGGTTGCCCTTCGGCGTCCTCGTGGGCTTCGCGAATCACGACCTCCTCATATTCGCGCTTCCCCGAGCAGAGACGCCACCAAACCACGTGCTCGGGCAAAATGAATCCGACAACGATTTTATCGACCCCGTACGTCTCCTCGTCGGCTTTCGTAACAATCTTGACGCCCTCGGGCGCTGCTGGTCGGTCGACGATCACGTCGATCTGACCCGAGGCGAGTAATAACGGGGCAATCGTTTTTCGCATAAAGGAGTCGATTGTCGTTCCGTTGCCGTCAACGTCCTCCCACCACTCCTCAAGGAACGACAACGGCCCGTTATATGCGTCCGTCTGTTCTTCGGCTTGCTTGCCGAGCCGAACGCCCGACGCGTCAACGACGTCAAGCTCGTTCGCGTCGTCGGCGATTTCGCGATGAATTGATCGGCTGAAAATTCTCGCGAGGTGCTTATCAATCGTCTGCCGCAAGACATCAGGAACGGGCGTCAACGCTCGCCGATACTCATAATCATCATCGTCGGCAATATAGCCTGGGTCGTTGCCTGGTAGGTTGCGGTAACGCCCACCCTCGCCGGAGTTCGGGAGTGGCAATTCTCGCTTGTGTCGAACGAGATTACGCAACGGCAATCCGGCGTTCGTCTGTCCGTATTCCGCCGATCTATATTGCTCGCCCGAGGCGTACGAATCGAGCAGAAATCGCCAGTGTTTATTGTTGAGCATCCATTCGCGATGTCGTCTCCCGACTAGCTTCACCGCTTCCGCTTGATTCGTAATCGCAGGCATTTCGCAACCTCTCGAAAATTCCCAATTGCTTCAATGCGTATGTCACGTTCTCAACCGTTCGCTCAATCGCTAATTCGCGAGCCGATTCGAGAACGTTCGCGGTTGATTCGCTCACTCCGCAATTCTTGACCGCGTGAACAAGCCCGTCGGTCGGCGATATCAAAATATGTACTAGCTCGTGGACGATCGTTTCGAGGATTTCTTCGCCCGTCGATTTGAACGATTCTGGATCGAGCGTGATCCATGCGAGGCGGTAGGGCGTCGAACGTTCGCACGTTCCACAATAGCCGTTGCTAATATGTTCCACTCGCGTGTTTATCTTCCAACGCTCAAGTCCGAGAATCGGTTGAGCGGCTTGGGTTGCTTGCGACAACACGCGATGAACGATCGAAGCGTCGAGCATTTGTACTACCTCAGAACACGCGGCGAGGCGACACGAGAACGCCAGTTTCGGGACGTCGACCGCTGGGATATTTATTGAGCATCGCGCCTCGTATCGGGTCGATCAAATCCTCAAATGGGTGTTGCTCCTGCGCTGGTGGATAGTCTTGCCACACACCGCGAACTTTCGCCCGTTTGTAGTTTTCAAACGCCTGAAGAACGTGCTTGCAACGCGGGTGCACGAGAAGCGCCGCTTTACCGTCCGCCGCTCGTACAAACGCGTCGATAAGCGAGATTCCGTCGATGATTTCGCGACGTGGCCACGGCCTCAGGCCCATCAATCCCGCCCGCTCGAATTCGGCGAGCACGGTCGTTCCGGTCGCCGTTCTCGATTCGCCTGCCGGGTCGTGTGTTGATACCTCGCGACGTCCCTGGCAAAGCGTTTCACCTTTCGCAAGGATGAGTTTCGCATCCTCGAAGGCAAGCTCGTTCTCCGAGTAATAATCGGCGAAAATGTTCACGCTGTCAGTCAATATGCCGCCGAGCAGACGTCGATAAAACTGAATCCAGACCGCCCCCGTACAGACGCCTGAGTCGATCGAGAGGTGGACGGGATGGGACGGATTGTATTCGGCGTCGATCGTCATATTCGAAGCTCGTGAGAACGTCGGAAACCATAAGCCCGCAACGGGCGGACGCCACGACATATAGTCCGACTCGAATGCCGCGAGCGATACCGAGCGAACCTTCTGCACCAACGAGTCGATCGTATAGTGTCCGCCCGATCGTTTCGCTTTCGGGATACCGTCGAAACGGTCGCATCCGTCATGGCAGTATCGCTTGATCGGACACGACGGACATCGCTCATAAACCGCGTCGCCGCCGACGTAAGGGCCCGATCGATCCTCGGGGCAACGCTCTAAAACCTCGAATGAGCAAAACGAATGGACCGGGAATTCGCCCGCTCGCCCGCGTTCGATCAACGCTTGCATCGGCCCGCCGACTTTATGCCACGTCGACGTCATGAGGATCGAGGGTTTGATCCCATGCAACCCCATACACATGCCGATTGCTGACTCGCGAATGTCGGGCTCAATTTCGTCAACCTCGTCTAGCTTCAATCGTTGCACGTGCGGGCCGCGAACGCTCGTGCTGCTCGCGGCGAGAATTGCGACGTGCGAATCGTTTTGGAACCGACCGGACTGAACGTTGAGCTGTTTGATCGCCGCATGATCTTCCTGATCGGGTGCGGCAAAACGTTTCATCGCCTCGTAAATCTGAGACGACTGATCTTTTGAACCACCCAGGATTCGCGTCGAGAGTTTGCGAGTGAACCGCGATTCCATCCACGAGTCAGCCGCCGAGAGAAACGTCTTTCCGCCGCCTCGCGGCCCGTGCCATAACGCGATGGGCGGACGCTCAAACCACTGTTCGGCGAGCATCGCAAACGGTGCCGAGTGTTCCTCGCAGACGTTGCAAGTCGCAACCTGAACGCCGAGAATCGTCGTCAGCCAACCGTAGAAGGCGTCGAGTGATTTCGGCGACAACTCTTTAACCGCGTTCCAATATGGATCGGTATATTCGATTGATGTCAAGTCGCTCATGATTGCCTACCGCATCGGCTCGGGTGTTGGCATCTCGATTGTTTGCCCTCTCATTTCGTGGGTCGATCCATCAAGATACGTAATGCGACCGCGAGCGATTCGCAATATGCAGATGTATTGATTCCTCGTGTGTATCGCCTGATCGACGGTCGGCCGAACGAGGTCCCCGTCGAACGTCCACGAGGGATCGCTGCGATCGTTACGAACCGTAAACCAGTGCCGCGAATTGCACGCCGGGCAGTCGAATATGTACCGCGTCGACCGATCGTTCGCTGCGGCAATCAATCGGTTCCGGGGAGTGCTCATTTCGTTTTCTTCGCTCTCATTTCGGATATCGCTTTGAATGCCGCCTCTTGCTCTTCCGTCGTTACGGCAATCGCTTTGCTCGTCGCGTTAGCTTCCGACCCGTTCGTTGTCGACTGAGAAGGCGAAGGAAGTACCGTACCGAAATAAATATCCCGAGCCGTTTTCGTGTTGTTAAAGTTCGTGATCAACTGCGAAAGATGCGAGAGTCCGATCTCCTTCCCGTTCGCCTTCGTCTTTAACAGCGACTGAATTTCAAGCAAAACGAGATGCCTTAAATTCCATGTTGCCTCAAGGTCAAACTCGTGTCGTTGGATTGCCGCATCCGCCCGCTGAGCCGCTTTCACCCTCGCGGCGTTCTCGTTCGCGGCGACCTGGAGGGCGTCGAGATGGGCGTCCCACGCCGCTGCTCGTTCTCGCCATTTATGCGTAGCTGACCATTTAGTAAAGCTGCCGCACGCCGTTTTGCCTTTCCTTGCCTGATCCTTGCCTTTTCCTTGCCGGGTTAATAACGCGGCTACGGCGTCGATTGATCGACTAGGCCCGAGGTTAAAGTACGTCTGTGCGGCCCTGAAGGCAGCGGCGGATTCTTCGGGTCGTCGCTCCCAGGGTTTTGGCACGTGATTACTCGCCGCTGTTGTCTCGCGGGCTTGCGCTGGCAAACGACCCGCCACCACCGTTTGATCGTTTGTCCGCCTCGTCGTGCTTTCGCTCGCCGATTTCCCAGGCGTGCGAAGCGATTTCGCGGACCGTCGCATCGCCGTACCGCTCGAGGGCGATTCGTCCGGACTGCCGAACGAGCCACGGAATGACCGCAAGCACAAATGGCATCACGAGATGAGTTGCATTTGCGGCAAGATGCCCGACTTCTTGCTCGACGATCGCAACGAGCGACGCCTCGTCGTCCCGTGCGATCTCCTTGAGCTTGGGGCCGAGTTCGTTCGTGATTCGGTCGGCAAGCTCGATGTCGATCGCTGATCTCTGCAATTGTGTCATGATTCGTTCGCCGGAACCGGGTTCATGCAACCGCAAGGCAACCCGACAGAATCGCCGTGAACCGTCCTAGAACGACACCCGAAGTCTCCCCCATGATTCGACCACGAATGCCCGCACCCGAAGCACACAGGCGATTCTCGCGGCTTTAACGCCGGTTGCGATTCGAGAGGCACTTCCTCGAATCCGTTGACTTCGTTCGTATTCAAGCGAAAACGGGCGTTAACGTCGTTCGCGAATCGTTTCATCGGGTTGCTCATTGATTACGCTCGCGAAATTGTTACCGTGTTATATACTTGCGATCCTTGGACATCCTTATCACACTTCGTTGCGGACAGCGACCCAAGCGGCAAAATTGAGATTCCTCCAAACCATTTCGACTTGCGAGAATCCCGCCGTTCGAACTAGCTGTTCATTCCACGCCGCCGTGATAGGAACGAGGACGCCTTCGAGCGATAAACGCTTGCGATCGATTGCATCTTTACTATAGCCGTTATCCTCCTTGTGCCGAAGGTGTAGCTTCACGAGGATACTGTCGATTTCTGCTGAGCAGCCGATAATTTTTTCGACGAGAATCAGCGCTCCGCCCGGCAGTGTCGACCGGAAGATAGATTTGAGGATTTGCTGTCGATACTCAATCGGCGTGAACTGGAGCGTCAAGCAGCAGAGCGTCAACGACGCAGCGACGGGAGGATACTCGTGCCTTAGGTCGATCGATTGAATGTCGACTATGTTCCGTTCGACGAGGCCCGCGAATCGTTCGCGGCTCGCGGCGAGCATTGGCGGCGAGATTTCGACGCCGATGTAATGATTAAACGCTCCGAACTTTCGGACGAACGGTTCAAGGCCCGCGCCTCGCGAGCAACCGAGGTCGACGATTTCGGTTCGGTGTTGAACGAATTCGGTTCCGACTCGTAGGACTAGCGATCGCATTTCCTCATAATCGGGAATCGAACGCGATAGCATGTCGTCAAAACACGCGGTGACGTTTTCGTCGAATTCCCACGCCCCGGTGGGCATCACTTTATCTTGCATAGAATCTCGTCTCGCACGGTTATTGCGATCGCCGCCATCATCACGGGCGGCACGGCTCGCCCGAGTCGTTCCCACTGTTGAGCAAAGGTTCCCGTGAGTATGAAATCGTCGGGAAATCCGCAGACGCGTTTAAGTTCGGCAATGCTGAATTTTCGCCGCTCAGTCGGATGTACGACGCCTGCCGCGCCAGTGTTCCCACCTTCTGCTAAAATCGTCGGACAAGCCTTATTGATGTTTGGCTTTACCAGATTGAAGTATTTGTCGCTTTTCAGAGTGCTCCCCATTCGGTCGTACTCTTTCCCGATTGCGAATCGCGTGATGTCGCATTCGGCCTCGACCTCGCCCATAGATTCGCCCGTGAGTGTTGACTTCGTTAAAAGGCCTTGAATGGCAAGGATCGTTTTCGACGGTCGAGACGATCCGGCGAAAACGTTATTTGCAACGGCGACTTTCTTAATCCACGGGATCGCATCGCGAACGGTGTATTGATAAGGTAGTGGTTTCGGGAAGATTGGCGAGAGGCCGATGTCGTTTCGGACGCCCATGAAAATGAGTCGTTGTCTCGCCTGAGGTACGCCGAGCCATTGGGCATCAAGTAGTCTCGCCTCAACACGATATCCCGACTCTTTCAACGCCTTTAGAATCTGTAGGAAATAGCCTTTTGCCGTTCCCTTAATGAGCCCCGAGACGTTTTCGGCTACAAACACTTTCGGCATAAGCCCGCGAAGGATTCGAGCGTACTCAAAAAACAGGTCGTCGGTTCGCTGTTTTGTGTCGCTGTATTTTTTCGTTTCGCCCCATCCGGCCTCGCGCTTTCCCGCTGTGGAGAATGAGGCACACGGAGGCGATCCATCGAACAAGTCGAGCTGCCCCTTTTCGATTTTCATCGCCTGCAGAATCGAGTCGGGATCGACTTTGCGAATATCGCGAGTGTCGAGAATCGTGTCGTGATGATTTGCACGATACGTTTCCTGAGCGGCGGGAATGAATTCGCTTGCCCAGGCTACGTTAAAGCCCGCCATGCGATACCCGAGACACGAGCCACCGCACCCTGAGAACGTTGACGCAGCAAGGAACCCGTTTTTTGGTATCTGCTCAATTTCCTTGAGCGTCGGAACTTTGTACGGGGGTTTGATTTGTGGCATCGTTATTCGCTTTTCCGCTCCATCGATACGCACACTGAGGACATTGGTAGAGGGTCGCAATCGTCTCGTCGTACGCTTTGAAATCATCGGGTGGCGTCGATTCGCCTTCCTTCACGTCGTCGATCAATTTGCTTCCGAGATTCTCGGCGAGCGTTTCGATCGTCATTTGATCCAAGGTAATCGGCAGCGAGTCGACATGCGATAATTCGTCGAGGACGACGAGATAATTCTCGGGGTCCCATAATCTCGCCGTTTCGATAGGCGTCAACGCGGGTCCGACCGTTAGGTTGTTGTGATCGATCGCAAACGCCGCGGCCTCGCTCGTTGTCGTTGCGTCAACGCCCTTCTGGACCGGAACGAGCCAGCGGTCGCCCTCGACGACGATTCCCCGAGGAGCAGGAAGTCCCTCGGCCTTCATTGCCTGAGCGATTCGCATCCGCCCGTTGCCCGCGACAAGCGCCCCGAGCGTTGAGTCGAATATCGCCGCGTCCCGAAATCCGTATCGCGTGATCGAATCACGAATTCCTTGCTCATCGTGAAGCTTGGGATTCTTGTCCCAGAATGCGACCGTGTCGATATCGACATATTCTATCCGGATTTGATCGGCCTTCTCAGTTTGCTTGCGTGCCATCTCATTGCGCTCCCGATTTCGGTTCGTCTCTCGATTCGCGACGACGAGCCCGCCAAGTTTTGATTCGCGGTTCCCAAGTGACGTAAGCCGCCGAGAATCCCGAGACGGCGACGGCGAAATACGACAAGCAACGAAAAAAGGTTTCCACGCTCGCGGTTTCTCCAAGTCCCAAAAACGATAGAAACCAGTGGATACGCTCGCCGACTGCGTGCCCAATTACCAGAGCCACGAAAATAACCCATTGGGTTGCGGTGCTTACCGAATGCTCGCCGCTATGGGTTAAATCTAAGTGATTTGAAACGTCCTGCATCGTTTATTTCTGCCTTTCGTAAAATTGGCCTAGCAGGACTTTAGGCCGATTTTGTGCCGTCTTGGAACGTTCGTCGAATGCCTTCGAGGACGTAGGTCAGAAACGCCGCCACGACTCCACCGAGAATCGGGCCGAATGCAATTTGCACGTCGGCAATCGCAAGCGGGAGAACGACAAGCAGGGCGTGCGTTATTCCGCCGACGATCATCGACGTGATCATCTGCCGATACTTATCCCAGATTGTTGTGTAACCTGGGATCGTTCCCGGCGTCGGACCAAAGAACGTTTTGAGGAATAGCAGAATTCTCGCGACGATTGAGCGTCGTTCGTCTGCCGGTGGAACGAGCGGCGGGGTTAGGTCTTTCCCGTCGGCTTTGAAGATCGTCTCGACTTCGGACATTCCGATTTTCCTGTCTGTTTTGCGGCAAGGCGTTTCCGCTTCAAATCCTTATTGGCTTGCCGCTTTGACTTTGCTTTGCGCTTCGCCGCCTTCGTGGCAGCTTTATACGCTTTGATTTGACCTAATAGCTTGGCGTGCTTTTCAGCCTCGCAAGCCTTTCGCTTTGACTCTCGTTTCGCTTCTTCGCGACTCGCCTGAGATGCTAGACGACTCAACGGACCAGGAATCGACCAATCCTCGGGGTCATTTGTCGCGCGATGACATCGCAAACAATGCCGCGAGAATCCGTGCTTTCGTTCGTCGTCGAATTTCCTGCGGCGACAATTCGGGCAAGCCTTTATCGCGTTCCCGTCGCTCGAATCAAACTCGCACCACGCCTCGACGCCTTCGATGTACACACGAGGAAGGGCGTCGTCGAGGCGAATCGTCATCGCAAGTGCCTCATGTCGTCGTTATACGATCGGAGCGGGCGACGGTGGGGGAACGACCGGAGAGGGCGGCGAAACGTCCGTAGGCGGGATTACGGGCGACGTCGAGTCGTCTGGGACGTCGAGCGTTGAGGCGTCGTTAAATGTCTTGACCGTGATCAGCGTTGGGGATGTCGCCTCGTACAGAACAACGGTTCCGTCGGAACGCGTCGCGTATACGGTGCCGACTTTGAATAGTGCGCCCGCGAGTTGGCCTTCAATCGACAACGCGTTGAGTCGTGCCTGTTTCGCAATCGCGGCGAGCGAATCGGCCTCCTGTTGTTTTGCGTCCGCGAAATCATGCGCGATTTCTGTCTTGTGAATCAAATCGAGCACTTTCACTTTTTCAACTCCTGACAAACGAGCGATCGGTCTTGATCCGATCGCTCGCAAAATGATGTTTGCCAACCAATCAACGAGTGACGACATACTCGGCCTTTAACGCCCGAAGATTCGGGCGAGGAGTCCCGGCCTCGAATTGACGAACGACGTCGAGCAAGATCCGCTTGGACAATCCGCCGAGAATGATCCGGTGTATGTCGGAACGCTGTACGTAACAGGCGGCGATGCCGAATAGGTGACTGTAGGCGTGGTATACGTCACGGGTGGCGGCGTCGCCTGATATACGCTCCTCGTCGTCTTGGCCTCTCGCACCGTCAGGAGGTCGAGTGTTTTCCTCGCCGTCGCCGCTGCCTCACGACACGATTCGCAACACGCTTCTCCGAGCGTCTCGCTACTAGTCAACGCGATCGACTTGAACCCGATCGCATGCGACGTCTTGAGCGGCTTCGTGTCGAGTCTGAACGGACGCCGTTGTGGCGGCTCGGGCTTCGTGATTTCGGGCGGGGCAGGGGGCAACGTTTCGATTTGACTCGGGAGCGGGTTCGGAGTCGACTCGATTGTCGGCGGGTCGATCATAGCTCGCGGAATTCGCTCCTCGTCGATCGGGACCGTCGAATCAATCGCGAGCGTAGCCCCGACAAGGCGTTCCGATTTCTCGTCGCCGATAAAAGAGGAATCGCTCATCGCGGCGGGCTGGCTCTTGCTGGACTCTTGCCACGTGCGACCCGCGAGCACACCCGGCAAAAAACAGAGACAGCCGAAAGCAAGGCCTAGAAAGAACTTGGCCGCAACTTTCGCAAATATGACTTCACGCATACAGATGCTCTCCTCAAAAAGGTGGTGTGGCTCGTCTCAAATAAAGTCCGAGCCGTTAATCAATTGCGGGCGACGACGAAAGCCCGTCGCATCGGCGGCGGTTTGTCGCTCGCAATACTCGCGAGTTCGGAGGTCGCGATAGAAGTCCTCGCGGATCCAGAAGTCCGACGTCGTCGTCGACGTGTCGGACTTATATCCGGGGACAAGGTCCGCCAGCTTCTTCGGCAGGGGCTTATAGATTTGCCCGTGCCAATTGCTGATTTGAAACCATGCATACTTGCCGAGATCGTCAGGCCACACGCCACGATCGACGAACCCAATCTCAGTCAAGGCATGCCCATACGATCCGTCACTGCGGCGATACGTCGAAAACAAGCAACCGCCCGTCGCGTCTTCGGGGCGGTCGAGCGTATAAGCCCACCACATTCCGACCGTGTTCGGGTGCCCGTTCGCAAGGTTCGATTTTGCTTCCTCATCGCTGTCGATCGCAACCTTTGCGATCTCGGTCAGTCGATAAGGTTTTGCGTCAATCAAGACATCCTGAGACGGCGGAGCGGCGAGCAAACGACGTCCGGCCGCGAGTGCGGACGCGTCGCCTTGCATCGCGCGTTTCCCGAGATCGTCGGGGTAGGGCCAAATTGTTTCGTGTGCAATGCCGACGTCTGCTTTATCCGACATCGCCAGCAACGCGTTCAACGCGCTTCCGCCGTCGTCGGGGTTGCGTCCGTCGTTGTCGAGCTTCTTGCCTGCGTATCCAACGAGGTTTCGACAGATCGGGAATTGATCATACTTGTTCACGCCCATCAGGATCTCGGTGAGCGCGATCCCCGAGTGTTCCCAACACGTTCCGAACCCTAATTGCTCAAGCGGTCGCAGCTTGAATTTCGCGAGTGAGATTGCCTTGACCGTTCGATCGGCGGAACGAAATCCTGTCCGCACGAACGTGGTGCGAGCCATTGCACGCGTTGACGACTCCGCCGAGAATCCGAGCGGGAAACGATCGTTAATTCCCATGATTCGAACCTTGTGTCTCGCTGATTCGTTTCGCCCAGTCGTTATGCAATGCTAGGACCGTTGCGTAATCCTGATCGACAAAAAGTTCCTCTCCCATTCGATCCAACACGATAATGGTTCCTAATGTCACCGACCGCATTTGGCGGATATCAATGAATCGGATAGCAATCGCTCGGCCACCATTTGTACAACAAAGCATTTTATACATATCATCGCCCTTTCATCATCTCATCGCCGAATTTCTTCCAAGCGGCACTTGCCGACTCGGGCGAGACTTTCGTCGGAAGAAATCCATCGTCGACGGGATTCCCGATCGCCTCGCCGAGCGCCTTGCGGTTCTCGGTCGCGAACGTCGCACGGGATAGCTCTTGGAGCTTCTCGACGTCTCGTTCACCTTTCGTTATCGCCTCGCTGACCGCGTAGGCAGCTTTGCCGAACGCTGCGGAGAGCTTCGGCCTGAATGCTTTCGCATATTTTGCACCGTCGATCGATTCGACGCTTACAGCACGATCATTTGACGACGATCCGACTGGATGAATAACGCCGAGTTGAACGCCGATAACGACAACGACCGCAATCGTTAGTAAAGACGTATTGATGTTTTCGCGTTTCATAATCGAATTCTTGTGCCGATTTTTTCGCGACGAGTGGGGCCTCTACTTCGATTCAACCACGACTTTCGGTGGCGTCAATTAAAAAATTCGCGACGGACTTAAAAAATGATTTTATGATTGCTCGATTTTATTTTGCTCTTGCGATCTCGTCGCGATTAGCAACGCAGCCCCTTCTCCGGTTCTCGTGTAGCCGCTTGACGTTGCGCCAACACCGCCGCAAGCACCGTCAACGCACTCGCGACGACGAGCAGTCGCCGAGTCGTACAGATTTTTTTCTGTCGTCTCGCCCGGCTAGGCTGCGATTGAACCGGGCTCTCGTGTGTCCTAACGCGTTTTCAGCCGACAGGAGCTACGAATCGACGTCCGATGGCTGGGGACGCGCTAAATCGCCGTATAAGCGAAAACGCCCAACCGTTGCGGGTTGGGCGTCGTTGCGTCGTTCGTCTGCGTTGCGTTGCGATCAACTCCGGAGTGTTTGTATCCACAGGTCACGCTCCGCTTCCATCTCGCCGATTGTCGTGAATTCTTTCCCTCGACGACCTGTCGTGTCGAAAAACCTCCAAGACTCGATGCGATCCGATCCCTCAAGCTCGTGATGTCTTATCCATTTGTCGCCGATAAGCGCCTCTACCTCGACGCGGTAGCCATCTGCTCGCATCGAGTCGTTGGCATGTTTTCGGATCATGATTGCCGTCGCTACGGAGGCGTTGCTCAGGTGCGACTTTTCGCGATCCGTTCGTTGCGTTTTGATCGTTTTCATGGTCGTGTTCCCTTCGCTTAGTTTTGATCGTTGTCGCTAGTCGCATCGACTAACTACGATCCTTATACTAACGATGTTAGTTTCGCGTGTAAATATCGCGGCGATATTTTTTCTGTATTTTTTCGGATTATTTTTTGCGACGTTTTTCGTGCACGAGCGTACACCCAAGATAAAGCGTAAACATCTCTACTCGTCGATCATATGTAAATAAGAAACGCCGAGCCCGCCGACGTCTGGCGAGCCCGGCCACGTCGTTGCGATTGCTCGCAACGCGTGTCAGTTTCCGTTATGTGCTTACAAGCTGATGGATTCGCCGTAGCGACAAAGTGAGCTGGTGATTATCGCCGTGGCCGCATCCTCGATCGTGCCGTACGTACCGAGTCGCTCTGCAATCGGCTCACGACGACTTTTGGCCAATGTTGTCGACGACTCGAAGAGAACGGCCCAGTATTGGCCCAGACTCCTTGGCTCGATTGCGCCGATCCTGACGCCTTGTTTCGTCGTGACGATCCGTCGGGAACCTTCGAGCGTCAGGTCGACGAGGCTGCCGATAACGTCGCGACTGGCGGCAATTCGCATCTCGGCGAGCAATTGCTTGTTGATGATTTCGTCGTGCATTTGCTCTATGGGACTCATGGCGCTCTCCCTCGTAAAAACGTCGGCGGGCCGAACGTCGACCCGCCTGGTCGTCGATCGATCAGTTGACGCCCGCCATTGCTAACGCGCCTTTATACGCTGATTCCTTGATTTTCGCTCCCGAGCCGAGCCACGAGGACTTTAAGGAATTGGCGTCCTGCTGGCGTGTCGTCTCGCCGCTCTTGCGAGCGCGATGACGGTCAACGTACTCAGTCACCGCGTTATAGGCCGCCCAAGTGCTGTAGCGAATCTCGGGCATGTCGTTGCCGATCCCGTTCTCGAATAGACCGAACAAAATGTCCCGCGTGTTTTGCGCTTTCGTTCCCAGCGACGTCGTGCCGTCTTTCTTGTCCTTCGGGTCCGGGTAGAGCGTTTTGAAAAATTTGTCTAGCTGCGTTTTTTTCGGGTAGTGATTTGCGAGCTTGTTGATTGAGTCCTCAAAGGAATCAAAGTAGCGATTCGCCAGCCCGAGAATCTGTCGTGCTTCTTTGAATTGTGCAGCGATGTCGCCACGGTGACGAATCGCAACCCCCGAACTATGCCCCTCCTGAAGAGCGCGGTTGAGCGTGTTCTGGCAAACGACGCGCGTCGGCGTCCAGATGATTCGCATCGCTCGTTTCGCGTTGAATTGATTCGTCAAAAGGAGATATTTTTCGACAACATCGACATCTTTGATCACGATGGGATCAGGAACTTTCGCGAGCAACCAAATGATCTCACCCTTGCCCAGCGCTCCAACGGTGTGATAGCGCAATCCCGCGTCGGCCACGAGCGAGTCGAGCAAGCCGAACGCCTCATGATTCTGGATCGGGATATACTGCGACGAGACAGTACCTAGAACCGCTTTCGTGTCGGAGCGAACGAGCGCAACGCGGTTGGGTATCGCGTAACGATACTCGCCGACTGTTTGCATCTTGACCCGATCAACGTTCCAGTCAAGTCCGCCTTGAACGTACGCCTCTTCCCACGTCATGGCCGATTCGACCGCTTGCCCCAGAGCGTGCCAGGGTGCGCCTTCACCGCGTACGTACGCCATCGACGCCCGGCCGTTTTCAATGTTCAAGTCGTGTGCCATGCTCGTGTTCTCCGCGTTGCGTTGACGTTGGTCTATTCCCGTTTCGTCGCTCGTTGCGACTCATCAGCGCCCCCGACTCAGGGGCGGACGGGCAACGCCCGTTATGATTTCCAATTTTCATCAACGTCGATTTTGATCGTTGATGCACAGAGGAATTCCAGGGATTCGATCAGATCAATATATAACGCAACGGTAACGTTACGCTTTGTTTTCGCAGCGGCACGCTCGTAATCGTTCGACCAATTCTCGTCTGACTGACGCGCGGCCTCCTGAAATTGCTTGCGTAGCTTGACGAGGAACCCTTCCAGTACCATTCGCATTTCCGCGACTTCTCGCGGGGCGGCAACGCTTCGCACCATCTTGTAAACAGTTTTAATAACTTGTTTTTCGGATTTAACAGCGACTGCAAGTTGGGCATACGTACGAATGTAATAGGAAAGATCATCGCTCTCGATCGCGTCGTTGAGAAGCCGCATGTTCCTTTTCTCGTTGTTGTCAATTCGCTCCTCGTTCTGCTCTATCGCATCGATAAAGAGGGCAACGCTTCGCATCTTGTCGCTCATGGTCGTGTTCCGTTCGCTTAGTTTTGATCGTTGTCGCTAGTCGCATCGACTAACTACGATAGTTATACTACCGATGTTAGTTTTGCGTGTAAATAGTGCGGCGATATTTTTTCTGTATTTTTCGGATTGTTTTTTGCGACGTTTTTCGTGCACGAGCGTACACCCAAGATAAAGCGTAAACATCTCTGCTCGTCGATCATATGTAAATAAGAAACGCCCTTAGATGCTTTCACACCTAAGGGCGTCCACGTCACACGCATCGCAAGGCCAGCGACCCGAGCAAAGCCGCTCGCCTAAGGTTATGAGATTCCGTCTACTCGTACAAGGTCAATTTTTTGCTGCGTGATCGAGCATCACGTAGCCCGGCGAGTGAGGAGACACGAGAACGACGAACGGGGCGACCCATTCGTAACCGGGCTTGCCTCTCGCCGGATCGAATTCAACCGAATGATCGACGACATACTGAACCCGCCCGTCCCGCGTCGCTCGCTGCGCTGCAATGTGATTCATCATAATCGACCTCCTTCCATTCGCTTACCATCTCATTTGTTCAATAAACACAAGTCAACGCTTCTGAGGTTCGCTTATTATTTATAACGTCTTGACCGTTTATCTCAAGGCATTGTTGCGAATCGTCGCGCAACAGAAAAGCCGCTCGCCGGGTTGCTGCGAGCGGCTTCGTGCTGAGGTTGTCCCCCCGAACGACATCAACAAATATATATTATGACTCGATGCGATCGGCGTCAATATTTCCTGGGGCGAGTTTGTCCAGAATCCAGAATTGCCGCTCATCGGTTTTCATGACGTTCTCGCCAACGAAAATCGCATATATGAAATCGTACAGGATTTGATATATGCGATTTTCGACGAGCGACGCGGACGACGTTCCGAACGTAATGACCGCATCTTTCGCAAGTGCTTCGGTCCGCGTTCTCAACCAATTGATATTCGATTGATCGTGGACGCGTCGTCGTTCGCGTTCGTCGTCTACTCGTCGCTGTTCTGCTCGGTCATTGTCGTTCCTTGCGTTGGGTTCGTGGGTCGTGAATTACTTCGCTGGGATCGTTTCAATCCTGCCATAGTCCGAGACGACAACGCGTCCCCCGGCGAGCACGTGCTTGAGCAAGCGGTCGAGCGTCGCAAGATTGTCGGCCCAGATTGCTACGCCGTTGTTTTTGTTGACGCGTTGCATCCAAGCTATCTGCTCCTTAGTTGGCCACTTGTCCGGGCGTTTGACCTCGACGCCGAGGAATCGCCCATCGGGCAATAATCCAATCACGTCCGCCGTTCCTGTTGGGGCGAGGTCGAGGAACGCTTTCGAGCCATCTGCTCGATTGAAAACGAGGCTACCCGAATTGCATCGCCAGACGAAAACGCCTCGCTGCGTGGCGAAATCTTGAAATGATTTTTTGACTTGATTCTCGGTCGGGCCGACTTGCGGCTTGCGTGCTTTCGTCCTCTTGCTCATCGTCTCGCCGCCTCGTGCGATCGCTACGATTGCCGCCTGCTCTTTCTTGCTAAATTTCACAATATCAATTCTCCTCGTATTTCGCTTGCTGCTCGTCCAGGTTCAAGATGTCGCAAGGCTCGTTGCTGCGTCGCTCGACTTCGGACTTGGCGAGATATTGCACCTTGTCTGTAATGTGACGCCACATGCTACGATATTGCTCCTCGCCTCCTTTCTTTAACTTGACGCACTTGATTGAAAACGTGTCGCTGACGAGTGCCCCGATGTAAAACGCGATCTGCAATTGATCCTTAAATTCGCCTTCCGGCTCGCCTTCAAAGCAAGTTTTGCAAAACCGCTCAAACTCCTCCTCAAATCGTTCGGCGAATGTTTTCATGGTGTTGTCGACTCCTGTTTGAGTGACGTTAGGGCGTTTCGATATTCCGTAACAAGCGACTTAATCCCGTCGCCGAATCGCTCCATCATGTCGATAGTATACTTCTCCTGTTGAAGTTGGCCCGAGAGCACGAGCTTGACCGCTTGCCCGATTTTCGTTGCGCCGTGCCATTGATTTATCGATACGCCGCTTGCGTTCTCAAATCGTTCTATAACGCGTTTTAGCTCCTCATGTTGAGCCTCGATTGTTGTGACTCGCGAGACTCCGAGATGTCCCGTTTTGACGACGACCGCTCGTTCCTGTTTTGCTTTGTACTCTTTCACCGCTTCGGACTTTGCTTGTCGAATTTCTTCGGCGATCCCCGATCGACCGCTCTCGGCCGCCCGTCGCAGGATCGCAGCGAGGAACCGTCGCGACATCGGCAACGGTTCGAGCTTCACCGCTTCCTTTGCGATAACGAGAGAATTACCACGCGGTTGCATAAGGCCCCAGTTCGGCGGAAGCTCTTCGGGTTTGACGATCCCAGCCGTACCGACGACGACGTAGAAACGATCGCAGTATTGCGCAATCATCTCGGCTTTCTCTGGGTTCTTCCGTTCCCGAAGCCAGTCGCTACGGCTGACCTTGATCTCGCACGCAACGAGATCGAGACCACGCGACGGCCAGAGCGATTGCACGAGGACGTCGATCGACCGCGATGCGGGACCGCCCGTCGAGTCGGCGACTTCGCAGAACAACGCGTATTCCGGTGCCGGGTATTTCAATCGCAACGCGGCGACGACTTGCGACGACGACGAATAAACTACCGATGTTGTTTTGCTCATTTGTCGTTTTCTTCCTTGCACCATTCCGCGAAGGCGTCCTCAACTGCCATCACGTAACGCTTGCCCGCGTACTCATGCGAGCAGTCGTCGCAAAATTCAAGCACGCCGTCGGTACAAAACAAATGGCAACGTTTTCCGCTGCTCGGATCGTCGTTGAGTAACGACGGCGAGAACGTCGGCCGACGATCGTTCCCGTTGAAATGCCAGTGCGGGCGAACGCCTGGATTGTCCCACACAAAGAAAATGTGAGGCTGACGACAACCCGGACACCAGAACACCCAGTTGACAACGCCCACGTGCTTGGATGCCACGACAACGCGTCGCTCGCCGTCGTTGATCATTTCGCCGTTCCCAGAATCGGAATGCCACGACGACGCGTTGACGGGCTCAGAATCGCACGCTCGACGACGACCGGGAGATCGGTCGCAACAAACCAGCCCGAGCCCTCGGGACGTTCGACGGCGTTGCCCTCTCGAATCATTTCCTCGAGGATCGCCGTAAGCTCGGGCGTGTTTCTAACGGGGGCTCGTTTCTGTATGCCGAACATCGAACGAGCAAGACCGCCAGGCCCAGCGCTTCGGAGTTTGGCCATAACGTAACGACGCTGCCGCCCGGTGATTTCAATCATGCGTTTCCTCGTTTGCTCTTGTGGATCGCTGCTCGTTGTTTCAAGACGTTTGCAAGTTGCGCTCGCACGAGGTCGGCGAGGTTGTTCGTGTCGCCGTTCGCGAGCGACCATGCGTACACGTACGGATCAACACCCGTTATGTCTGCGAATCTGTCGTTGATTTCAAACGTCGGCCACGCATAACCGTTTTCGATTTTGCTCACCTGTGTATAGCTACACCCGAGCATTTGCCCGAACGTCGATTGCGATTCGCCAAATTGTCCGCGAGCGATTTTATACGCTCGCGAGATTCGGACCTTTGCAGTCACCTTCACTCGTTCTTTTTTCGTGTCGCTCATTGTCTTGCTTGCTCTCGTGTGACGTGTTGTGAAGTCGCTCAATATGATGACATCAAGGGATACTCGTCGCACGTTCGACCGTCGAGCGTACGACCGGCCGCTTTCTTGCCGACCAAAACCATTGACTCGTCATTCCTTCCTGCATCGCATGGGCAACCGTGCTCATAGCCTGAAGACGTGCGAGCAATCCTTCCTGTTTTGCTATTGAGATAGACTTCGCACTTACCCGTCATGTAGGGTTGTTCCGCATCAAGATCGTAGTGACTACTTGGGAACCACTCCCCCTAGTGCCCAAAAAACAACGTCATGCCCCCGCTTTGCATCGAATATCCAAGCCTTTTGACCGATCTGGAATTCCATCACTCCCCCTTCTCGCCCGTCGCGTGTAAGTTGTGGGCTGGTATGTTTTCATGATTCGACTTGCTCCCTTCCTTCGCATGTCTTTGGTGGACTTGGATAACTTTCGATCCACTTACCGCCCTTGCCACCGTAATTGAGATGCACTCTTGTTGGCCTTGGGGTGATGACGGCTACCCCTTCGCCCCCGTTGCGTATCGCCCTCGGATTCGTACACTTGTTGTTATCAAGGAATTTGCATCCTTGACATATCGTCATTGCTCCCCCTTCTGGGGTGTTGGGATACACTCTGGAATAGAGTCGAGGGTGTTTCTCAATCAACTTGTTTCCGCAAGGCGTACAAAGTGTAACGATGATATTCTCGGGATTGTCTGCCCCGTTGTGTTCTCGCCATCTCTGGAGCGTTGGGAATATCTTGTTGGCCTTATCGTATGATTGGTCAATAGTTCCGACCATTCCGCAAGATTGGCAATTGCGAACCGTTTTCGGGTGGGTTAAAGTCTCGCTTAACCTGGGAATACTCATGATTCTTGCTCCGTTGTGAATTCGATCGGGCCGAAATAGAGGGCGTTTGGAAAGTCGCGAACGTGGGCAGAAAAAAGATAGCTCCCAAGATGTAGTTGCCCGTACCGCCTGGTAAGCCGGATCTTGATTACTTCCGTTTTCGGTACTGACTCGCAGAGGTAAACCCCCGGCTCAGTCGGCACGGTTCGCGATAACGGGATCTTGATTGGTTGGGTCATGATTTTGTCGCTTTCGTTTTTCGCCTATATCCTTGGTAATTGTTCCTGATTCTGTCGAGCGTTTCGCGACATTTTTCGCAGAATACGTTATGCGCGTAGCCGCATAATGCGTAGTCAGACAATTCCTCGCCGTGTACTGCGTGTAATGCAATTAGCTTTTCTCTATCGCCTTCCATCACTCCCCCTCTCTCTTTCCAAAATCCATATCCAGCATCTCATCCCAGCCCCGGCAAATTTCCGCAATAATCCGTCCTCCTAGGTTGCCTTGGCCTTCCGGTAAGAGTGTGCCGCCATATTCGGTATCGACGTGATTTTTTTGATACCTGGCTATTGCTGCGTGTATCGCCGTGGCGTCTAGAACGTCGCATGCCAGCGTGATTGTGACTGTCTTTTCGCTGTAGTCTTCTGGCATCACTCCCCCTCGCCCGTCGCGGGCAGATTGTTGTAATCGGCACACGCTTTTCTCAGCCACTTTAAGGCATCTGTATTGGTGTCGTTAAAATGAGTAGCGGCTTCGACGCCTAGCAAGATCATCCCCGCCGATCGTGTGCCTTGCGCTCTTTCTAATTCGGGGCCTCTGGGATCTAGCGTGACTGCCCATCCAGCAAGGCAGTGTGCGGTTCCACAATGCCAATCGCTCATATCTAGGGACTCAGGGCATTCTGTAATCTGTGTGAGAATTCGTCTGAGCAAGGCTTTGCCTTCCGTGCTTGCGGCAATGGCTAAACCACCAGACCTGGCATCTCTGAGATCGGCACCTCTGAAATCGGCGCGTCTGAGATCGGCACCTCTGAGATCGGCACCTCTGAAATTGGCATCTCTGAGATCGGCACTACTGAGATTGGCATCTCTGAGATCGGCATCTCTGAGATCAGCACGTCTGAGATCGGCACCACTGAGATCGGCACCTCTTAGATCGGCACCTCTTAGATCGGCACCTCTTAGATTGGCACGTCTGAGATCGGCACCTCTGAAATTGGCATCTCTGAGATCGGCACTACTGAGATCGGCATCTCTGAGATCAGCACGTCTGAGATCGGCACCACTGAGATCGGCACTACTGAGATCAGCACGTCTGAGATCGGCATCTCTGAGATCGGCACTACTGAGATCGGCATCTCTGAGATCAGCACGTCTGAGATCGGCACCTATGGCGATA